ATTATATTCTGTTATAGGTGATACATTCACAGGAAATAATTTAACTTCTTCTGATAGATTAATTGTACCTCATTATGATTATGACAAACAAAGTGAAGTAATAACAGATATTACGAGTGATTTAACATTAGGTGATAACTCTTATCATTCTGCTATATTAAATGGGAATATTAAAATAACTACAGTAGGCCCTTCTGGTGGTGTATATAGAGCTAACACAAGATATCTTGGATGATTTGCCTTTCATAATTATGATGCAGCAGAATATGGAATGTGGCAGACAGATGAGTCATCATCCCCAAGCTATTTAGAAATAGAATTTTTAGACAAATCCAAGTTTGCTTTATACAAATATGGATTAAATAGATATTATAATTGGCCTTGTACTGAATGAACATTATTAGCATATGATGAATCGTCTCAAGAATGGATTGAACTTGATAAGCAAGAAAATAATCCATTAGTTAATGGTAGTACTATATATTATTTTGATATTGCTAATTACGACAATACAAAGTGCTATAATAAATTTAGAATATATTATCCAACTAGTACAATTCAATCAATACATAGAATATATCTTTATGGAACTAAAGAAGGAGAAGCATCTATATATGATGGTTTTGCATTACCTCCTTCTAGTACAAATGAATCAGGAGCAAAAGCATGTATTGTCCATTCCAGTCATACCATAGATAATCCTTCTGTTTATAGTACAGATGAACAAATAGTTGGAACCTGAATAAATAATAAACCTATCTATAGAAAAACATTCACTGATATTATAGGACCATCTGTATTAAATGTTTGACAGGATGCTGTTGATGTCTCTAATTTGAACATAGAGTTAGCATTAAAACTTTATGGAACGTCTATTATTGAAGACTATCATCTTCCAATAAATTCTTCTGGATTAAATGGAAATCCATTTACACAAGCTATTTATAGAATAAGCAGTAAAACCATTCAAATTATCAATGCAGCTAATACAAATTGCACTAATCATATAACAATTGAATACATTAAAACAACAGATTAAATAAATATGTTTAATTATATTTTTAGGAGATATCAATGAAAGTTTTAAGTAATTTGGAGTTTAAAGATTCATATCAAGTATTATCTGTTATGTTGGATTTTCCTGTTGATCCTAAAGAAGGAGCATTCGTACTAAAAGATAATGGTTTATATGTTTATATGAAAGATATTGTTGATGGACAATTATCTTGACATACACTTTTAGATTTTTCAAGAAAAAATTTAGCATTTGTTCATGAACAAACAACAGAATCAACTGAATGAACAATACAACATAACATGGGAACTCGTGATTTATTATTCGCTGTATATGATGAAAATAATGTTAAACAAGTTGAATCTGGTTGAGAAATTATTGACGAAAATACAATTAAATTAACTTTCTTTGAGTCAATGAAAGGTAAAGTTCTTGTTTTAGGAATGTCATCTTTAGCTGCTCCAGGAAATTACTATACGAAAGAACAAACAGATGATATGATTTCGTCTATTAGCTATATAACTGAAGGAAAATCAGAATTTGCTAATGGAACATTAACATTAGATTTATCTTCTGGAAATTTATTTAAATATACAATTACTGAAAATACAACAATAGCATTTAGTAATGTTCCTACTGGTAAACATGCAATTTATTCATTAAGATTGACGAATGGTGGTAATTTTACAGTTACATTCCCTGCAGAATGTAAATGACCTGATGGTGGAACTTTACCAACATTTACAACTGATGGTGAAGATGAAGTTAGTATTTTCTATTCAGATGATGCTATTCGATGTAATTATGCACTAAATTTTACTCCCTCTGCTTAATAAACTCTAAACATACTCAAATTAAAAGGTCCTAATATTAGGACCTTATATTTTTTCAGATGTAAGTAATATCATTTCAATATAATTACTAAAAAGATAATTAGGAGATTTGATATGACTGCTATATGAAAAAAGAGAAAAGGACATTGATATTTGATTGATAGTGTTGGAAAGAAATTAGAAAATATAACAACTGATGAAAATGGAGAAGAAAATAAATCATACAAATATGAACAAGGAATATTGTGATATAAACATAATGGAAAATGGATTGATATTCTTAATCCAGAAAAGGATTTTATAACAACCGGAGACTCTGCACATGATTACATAGAATCAATTGAAGATGGAGATATGGTTACTTTAACGTGTAGAAATTTATATGTTAAAAGAGGACATACTTTAACCACAAGTAATAGATGTAAAGGTTTGATATTGAATATAACAGGTGATTTAATTGTTGTTGGTAATTTATCAATGACAAAAAGAGGATGTATTGCTGAAGGAAGATATGTTGGCATTGATTATGTTAATAAAACAGTATCAATATCAGAAACTGCAGAAACGAATCCTTTCTTAGCTAATACATTTAAAATATCAGTTGATTCTACACATTGTACAAATTGTAATTCTTGTGTTACATCATGTAAATATGATGCAATTTCATTGAATAATATAGAAGGAACATCCAATATTGTTATTGATTATGATAAATGTGTTGGATGTGGTTTGTGTGCTGATGTTTGTTTATCTAATAATACCGAACTAACTAATGTTGCATTAACTAAAGAACAAAACATATTAGATAATCATTATGTTATATCTCCTGTTGGTGGATTAGGTAGAGTTAATGCTGCTGGTAATCCAGGTGTAAATGGCGCTTGTGGAGCTGGCGGTGGTGAATATAAAGCAGTTGGTGGTAATGGAACATCATTTAGTGGCGGTTCTGGCGCAGGTGGAGCTTTCTATGGTGATCCATATGTAGCTGGTTATGCTGGTTCATCGATAGGTGGTCCTGGAGGAGATTCACGATATACAGGTGGTGGAGGAGCAGGCAATCCCGGTGGAGCTGGTGGTAAAAGAGGTGGGGCGATTCAAAGTAAACCAGGTTATCCGGGTGAAGATGGAACAGGTGGATTATTAATAGCTTTTGTTGAAGGAAATATAATAACATATGATACAGGTGTTATTGAAAGTAATGGTTCCAGGGGAGGACAAAATAGTAGTTCATGATATGATGGTAACACACCAATCTATGCACAAGGTGGGGGTGGTTCCGGTGGTGGAGCTATTCATATATTCCATAAGGGATCAATAAATAACTATTCTTCAATAAAAGCAATAGGTGGATTAGGTGGAGGAACCAATTCATATAGAGGTACTAAAGGTGGAGATGGCACTGTTCATATAGCAAAAGTTTTAGAAGATAATAAATTACACTACCCTCAAAATATATAATTTTTACATTAGTTTCATTAGGTTATCTCTTATGTTATTATCATATAAAAACAAGGAGTTTACTTAATGAAACTAGATAACAGAATCGATGAATGAGTAGAATTTTCAAAAGCTGTTGACAATCATATCAGGTCATATACAATAAAGCAATATGGTAATATTAATATGGATGATTCTAATAAAGGTGACCAGTTACAGAATGCATCATTAGAAGATTTACAAGTTAATATGAAACGATATGTCAATAGAATGTTAACAAATTCTCGAGGAGAAACTGAAGCAATAAGAGATTTACTTAAATTAGCTCACTATTCTGCGGTAACCTGAGGAAAATACATGAGAAATGAAATTTCACATTACAAAACAAATAAACAAGAAATAGAAAATCCATCAGATGAACAAATCAAAGAACTTCTAGGAAAAAATATTAAAAAAATAATAATTGAATCATAAATAATCACAAAAAGGATATAAAATGAAATTTTGTGATTATATCAACGAATCCGAAGAACAATTCATAACTAATGTAAGAAAAAATTGTTCAAAAATATTGAATTTTTATAAGAAAAATGAAAATCTCCGTCTATATAGACGGAGAAGATAAAATGTCGTCATTTATCGAACGAAAAATATGAAAAAATAGAAAACCTGTAGATAGCATTGAATATATACATGATATATTAAATAATGCATTTAAAAATGTTTTTAACAAAAAACTTAGGTCTGAATCCATATTTTGTGTTGGTGATAGACATTATGCCTCATCATTTGGAAATGTTTTTATTATATTCCCAACTGATGATTTTAATGTATATTGATCGGATATTATAAATGATATTGCATCCCCAACATGACTATATGATACTACTATAGCTAATGAAAAGAACGAAGATATATTAGCTTTTTTAGTAATAAGATGTCTAACATATAGACATCCTCCAAAAATAGTCGATATAATAATGGATGATTTTATATCTAAACTAGATAAAATACCTGATATTAATAGTGATATCTTGGATATGAATATAAAATATAAAACAAAAATAGCAGAAGAAATAGAATTCCTAAATCCCAATTGTGCGACAGAGTTTGTCAACAAATATTATCAAAAAGGAAATCTTACATCTGCCATTAAGTCTGATAATGAGTTAATGATAACTGGTTCTAAATATTATGCAATATCTGAAAATTCTAATCTAATAAAAACACTTCTTCAATAGACATATCGGTATTCTCAAATTTATGTATTTCATTACTTAACGATGAAATATAAAAATCTGGAATACCGATTTTTATAACATCCGAACACCATCAAACTTTCCTGATTTCTTAATATTAAAGAACTCCTTCAATTCATCAACATGTTTAATAAATTTTATTTTAATTTCTTTACCATTATAAAGAATTGTATCTCCTGAGTTTAATGATGATACAGTTCTCTTTTTAATTTTAGATACCAATACCTTTTGTTCACTTTGAAGTACTAATTCATCATCTTCAATATTAATGATTGAATATTTTACATTTACACTTTCTATATAATCAGGTCTATATAGAAAAGATCCAATTTGAACTTTTCTTTTAATTTTCTTTCTCATATATAAATCCAAAATAGTTTTAATAAAAACTATTTATTTTTATATGAAAGAAAATTAAATAATTGCAATTGCCATAGATCAACTTATGTGTGCATTAAAAAATCCTCCGTTATTTGTAGCACTTCCACACAACGCTCCAGCATTCGCAATTCCTGATTCAACATATGTTTGAAAAGTTCAATCTCCAGGATTCTTTTCCCTTAAAACAGTAAACATCCAAAATCACTTTGAACCATAATCCGGGGCATATGCTGACATTCCGGATATTCTCAATGTTGTAAGTGTATTAAAATTAATGAGTCCAGATGAACCCGTCCCACTAGTAACATCTAAATCTAAACCTTTAGCAATTGTTGCTACTTCAGCTATCTCAGCAATTCCAGCTTTATCTGCATAAGCAATTGAACAATCAGTTCTTCCAGTTCCACCCTTGTTACATGGAATTACTGGACAATTACTTAAATCGGTTTTAATTGCTTTAGCGAAGTTTGAGTTTATGTCAGAAGCTTTTATTAACTCTCCGGATTTGAATATCTTCATTTACTTTCCTCCACCTGAATTTCTGAAAATTCATACAAATTTATGGAGAAAAGTAAATAATTCTTAAAATTTAACGTACTCAACTACTATTATAGCAGATTTACCAGAATATGAACCTACAGATTCTAAAATAATATTTTTGTTTTTTATACATGTATATGCAGTACTTGAATTATATAATCTAGGAAATGAAATTTTATAGTCACTATCATATTGAATATATCCATATTCTGCAACTAAAACATCTACATCACCTGTATTAACTAAAACTTTATTATTTGTTGTAGTTGTTTCAAATGTTTGTCTATATACTGGTCTTCCATCAATTCATGTTCCTATTACTTGCTCTTCAGTTGAATAATTATTATTACTAACAATAGGACCCTCTACTACAATAGCCCAATCAGAGAAAGTATTACTAGTAATTGCATAAGGAGCTTGCATACCACTACCAACCGCAATCAACGTTGGACTTGTAGTTAAGTACAATTTACCATCACCTGGGCAATTAGCTAAACAACCATAGGATTTAGATTCATACACAACATCTAATCTAGACCATTTATCATTAACACCATTATTAACTAAGATATAACAATCACAAGCTACATTACCAAAAGGAGAATCAATTTCATATTGAGCATTTGTAGCTAATTGTTTAGGAATATCTTTTGTTACAATATGCAATTCAGGAGTTACATTAAAACGTGTTCCTTCCGGTACTATAATTTTTTGATTAGAATTTCCAACAGATACTCTAACCGAACCGGAAATATTATTTCAACGAAAACCTTCTACTGTAGATGAATCCTTAATTAAAACTTGACCATCTAATCCATCCTCAGGTAATTTAGTTCCAACATCATCTGGATTTGTTCATCCCAATTCATCTCCATTCTTACTTAATAAATATCCATCTGATCCACCTTCAGGAAGTATAATATTAGAACCTCCAGACACCTCTATATTTTTCAATAATTCGTCTATTTCTTCCTTAGTGTATATATTAGATGGACTGGATATGACTGAAGCTCCGAATAATAAAGCTTTACCTGATATAGACTCTGAAAAAATAAGTTTTATTTCGTTATCATTTTGAAATTGAATTTCAGATTCAATTTGTTTATTACCATCTGAGTCATATACAATTACAAACAAATCCTGTGTGTTTAAGTTATGTGCTATATTTCATTCAGTACTTTCTGTACCTTGTTCAAATTTAAATGAAGTGTTTGTTCTAGTAAAATCTAATATGTTTAATCATTCCAATTGACCAGATGTAATATTAGTTGAATAGATATATAATCCGATTTTCCTTAAAAATAGTCATACCCTCAACTGGATTCTCTGGAAAATTTTCAAATTTATTAAGAATGTATGTACTATTTTTGAATTCTAAATTACTTAATACTTTCATAGTTCTGCCTCACGTAATTCATATAGTATAAAATTATTTATATGTGAAAATTGTGGTTAACAGGAAGGATTTTGTGATGTATAATAAGATAAAAACATAAGTTGATAGAATTATGAAAAGATATGGTAATTTATGGGATAAGATAGTAACATTTCCAGCTTTATTAGAAGCGTTTGATAGGGCTAAGAGACGGAAGCATGATAAGATTGGTGTTATAAAATATAATTTTAATATGGAAGATAGGTTATTTGATTTAAAAGAGCGGCTGGAGAATGGTACATGGAAGCCAGGACCAGTTAATGTTTTTATGGAGTATGGAGTTAAAATTAGAGAGATTCATGCCCCATATTTTGAAGATAGAATTGTACATCACGCATTAGTTTCAGTAATTAATCCAATTTTTGATAAGTCATTTGTTCATGAATCATATGCATGTCGTATCGGTAAAGGTAATATTAATGCAATGAAAGAATTGCATAGTAAGATGCGAAGCATGCATGCTAAAGTTGGACCATATTATTTTTTGAAAGCAGATATAAAGAAATATTTTAATAACATAAATCACGAAATTTTATTTAACATATTAAAACGAAAAATAAAAGATAAAAAAGTTCTTGATTTATGTTGGAAGATTATACATCCTAAAGAAGACGAAAATGTCGGACTTCCTATTGGAGCATTAACATCACAATTGTTTGCTAATATATACTTAAATGAGTTAGATTATTATATTAAAAGAACATTAAAATGCAAATATTATATAAGATACATGGATGATTTCGTCATTTTAGAAAAATCTAAAAGAAGATTACATTTAATTTTGAAATGTATTGAGTTATATTGTAAAAAATATCTACAATTGGAGTTGAATCCTAAGACTAATATAGATCATGTTAAGAATGGAATTAATTTTGTTGGATATAGATTGAAAATATCACATAGAACATTGAGAAAGAATAACAGAATAAATTTCAAGAAGAATCTTAAAAAGTACAAATATTATTATAAAATAGGAAAATTTACTGCGGAGGATGTTACAAGACGAATAAAGTCATTAGTTGGATTTTCAAAACATTGTTCAAGTGATACGTTTAGAAGATATGCATTTGCATCAATCAAATTTATAAAGGACAATAAAAATGCTTGATTATAATGAATATATACTTATGTCTAAGTTTGAAAAATTTGACACAGAAATGACTAAATGTCTTAGACAATTTCCTAGATTTGAACGGTATTGTCTAGCAAAGGATATTCGAAACACATCAGGTAAATTTTTAGATGTATAATTAGCTTGAATAAAAGATATTTTAAGAAAACAACATTGACAGAGTTGGATGTTGAATTGGGATATCTTAAATATCTAATGAGAAAAAGCTATCGATTTGGATACTTAAATGTAGAGAAATATAATATTCTCATCGATTATCTTATTCAAGAAGGTAAGATGGTAGGTTCTTGGATAAATAGAGTTCTTTTAGAAGAAGCTAAAGATAATCCCAAAAATAAAGTAAAGAAAAAATAAATTTGAAAAGGCATTCTAATTAGAATGCCTTTTTCTTTATTCAGCTTTAATTAAATATCTAACAGCTGTATTTATCTGTATCTCACAGATTTCTCTACTAGCAATTGTATCTTCTTCTGTTTCACTTTCAAAAAATACACCATAACCGTCTTAAAATACACTTCTGTAATCTGGTAATTTACTGCTTTGTAATACATTATGTAATTTTGAATATTTAGATGTATCATATTCCGAATCATCATATTCAAATCATATTACATCAAAATTAGGGAAATTATTTAAACTTGATCATGAACATATACATCCAATTGGGAATGCGCTGTCTCTTATTTGTATAATCATTTCGTTTAATTTTGTTAAAATATCCTCCCATACATCTGGATTTGATATTGGATTTTTATTTGTTGAGCTTTTTAGAGCTCTATATAAGTTTCCATCAGATCCTTTTTTAGAAATAATTATATAGATTTTAACTTAATTGTATGCAAATAGGTTCGCCATATCCTATTTTGTCAAAAATTGTCATTTTTGCACAAAAGTATCTGTTAATCCTACCTGATGAACTTCCTATTCTGTTGTTATAATGTGGAATGATTTTAACATCTGGTCCTAATATCTGAGCTTGAATGTCTGTTCTTGTGTGTACATATTCCATATCAACACCTCCTTCACTAGTTCCAACATCAACATAATTATAACATTGTATACTATATATAACTAATCATTTATTTCCATAGTTAGGTGTATAAAACGCATTTTCATTTGATGAACATCTTGCTGTACTTAGAGCGCCTAAAACAACACTTGTACTTCCAACTAATTGTTCGGCTGTTTTAGAAACTTCAGCAACTTCAGCAACTTTAGCAATCTCAGCGATTTCTGCTATACCAGCTTTATCAGCATAAGCAATTGTACAATTAGTTCTTCCAGTTCCACCTTTATTACATGGTATTACTGGACAATTGGATAAATCGGTTTTTATTGCCTTAGCAAAGTTTGAGTTGATATCGGAAGCTTTTATCAATTCTCCGGATTTGAATATCTTCATAATTTCCTCACTTGAATTTTCAAAAATTCATACAAAAAATCCAAAAAAAGTAAATACAACTTATAAAATTTTCAAAACAAATAAAATAAGAAGAATATTTAACTGTTTTTAGTTTAATATTAAATTAATTTTTCATAGTTCTGCCTCAAAGAATAAATAATTTTATACTATATGAATTACATGAGGCAGAACTATGAGAGTATTATCAAATCTTGAATTTAAAAATAGTACATATATATTAAATAAATTTGAAGATTTTCCAGAGAATACATCTGAAGGCACAGTTATCTTTAAGGAAAATGGTCTGTACATCTATTCAACCAATATTACATCTGGAAATCTTGAATGACTTAACATATTAGATTTTACACGAGTTAATTCATCATTTAAATTTGAACAATCATCTGAAAGCACAGAATGAACTATAACACATAACTTAAACACACAGGATTTATTTGTTATCGTTTATGACTCAGATGGGAACAAACAGGTTGAATCTGAAATTCAATTTCAATCTGATAATGAAATCAAATTAATATTCTCTGAATCAATATCTGGTAAAGCATTACTATTCGGAGCATCAGTTGTTTCAAGTCCAAGTAATATTTACACTAAAGAAGAGATTGATGAGTTATTAAAGAATATTGAAGTTTCAGGTGGTGGATCTAATATAATATTACCTGAGAATGGAACAGATGGTCAAGTATTGATTAAGGATTCAAGTACTGAGTCCGGATTGAATTGGAGTGATCAGAATAAGACTGAATATCCATCTAATGGTTCAAATGGGCAGGTATTGATACATGATGATACGACTGAGATTGGGGCTAAGTGAGGTTTAATTCAAGCTCCACATAATATGAGTATTGGTGATATGGGTTATACATACTCAGATAATCCACCATCAAATGCTTTATTCTGTGGTGGATTAGTAAGTAAAACTCAATATCCTGAGTTGTATTCTATTATAGGTGATAAATTTACAAGTGATAATTCAATCAGTAAAGATAATTTAATTGTACCTGAATGGGATTTTTCCGAAAATGATTCAGTTATTTCAAATATAGAAAGTGATTTAACTTTAGGTGAAGATAGTTATTATACAGCTATATTAAATGATAGTATCAGAGTAACTACACGCGGTAATAGTGGTGGAGTTTCTTCTGATGGAGGAACATGCTATGCTGGCTGGTATGCATTTAATAATGCACCATATCCAGGCGGAAGTAAGTGTGGTTATCAATGGTCTGCATATGAAAATGGAACTTCTATATTAGAAGTAGAATACTTAGATGGAACTAAATTTGCTCCATATCAATATGGAATTAAAAGAAGAGCGGGTTATAATACCTATTATTTTACAGCTTGAAAATTTTTAGGTTATGATGATTCTACTCAAGAATGGATTATATTAGATGAACATAATAATGGTACAACTGAATATCCTCCATATAATGAAATTAAATATTTTAAAATAAGTTCATATGATAATACAAAATTATATTCTAAATTTAGGTTAGAAGTAACATGTAACACATATGCTCAAATAGACTTTTTTAGAATATACGGAACTAAAGAAGGCGAAAATTCTATATATGATTTATTTGCTTTACCTCCAAGTGTAGAAGACACAACTGGGGCTAAAAATTATATAATAGCAACACCTGGTAATGATAAAGATTATAACTTCTCTACTGAAGAAAGAGTTATTGGAACCTGAATAGATGGAAAGCCAATATATAGAAGAACATTACAGCTTACAAGTCCTAATACTTTAAATACCTATACAAATGTATATGATTGTTCAGATTTCAATATAGAATTAGTTACTAATTTATATGGCACAATGATAGGTTTCTCAGATAATAATAGTAAATTTAATGTTACAATAAATTACTATTACGGTTCTGGAGAAACAGGTGATGTAGGCATCAGCACTTATTACGATTTTGGTTCTCACTCCATAAAAATGGGTGTCAATCATCAACATTATATGAATAGTTTATGTTATATTAATATAGAATATACTAAAACAACAAATTAATTTAGAAATAGGGAGAAGTTCTCCCTATTTCTTAAATAATAGCTAATGCTATAGATCATTGAACTTGTACAAATTCTTGATTTCCATAATTTGACATATATCCTATTTGTTTTCCTTTCGTTGTAAGTCCACTATACATTCTTATGAACCATGTACTTCTCACATGGAACTATACATATAAAATCATCTAGAACCATAATCAGGAGCATATATATAACGTCCCTTTACAACTAATTGTGTATGCGTTTCGAAATTAATAATTCCGGGATGTTCAATCACCCATACCACGATTCTAAATCTAATGACTTAGCAACTCCAGCTACATCAGCATAAGCAATTGAACAATCAGTTCTTCCAGTACTGACCTTTGTTACGCAGGATAACAGGACAATTTGATAAATCTGTTTTTATATTAAAAACGGGATTTTTCGCAACAAACGAAAAATCCCGTTTTAGGGGGTTCGGATGTATGATAGATATGAAAAAACCCACCTTTTCGGTGGGTTTTTGGAATTTGTTGTCTTTTTATGACGTTGCTCCCGCAACGTCAGTGCAGTAATCAGCTCCTGTTATTCTTTTGCGAGGCGGCAGCCGATGTTGGCGTAGGCGTGGGACGCGGCAGCGTGGAAATTGAGAGCGAAAGGACCGGCACCGGGACCCAAGGGAGTAAAAGCCACCAAAGTAGCACACCGTAGTACCACCATTAGAACCATAGAAGTAATCAGAATATGTTCCATCAGCATAAGTTAAACTTGTTTGATCTGGTAAGAATACTGAACCTAGATCATAATCATCAGTTTCACCAATATGCATATCGATAACATAACCGCTATTTGCTGCTGTTCATGAACTTCCATATGCAGGACAGGTTTTATCAGTTGTTATTCAAGTTTTATTACCCTTATTGTCTCATATTCTGTATTTATAGCCACTAACATCAATACCATCTAAACATTGTCATACATTAGCATATCAACCAACGATTCCTCTATATGTAGCTGTTGCAACTGATGTTTCATTTACATTAGCAGCACCAGAGTGATCAGCTCTTCCTCTACCTAAAACAGCTTGAGCATTTGTTGTTGCATGTTCAACTAAGAAAAGCATTGCAATTGCTTCTTGTTGATAGAAAGAAGCTAACATTCATCCTGATTGATCATCAACATTTCTATTTGAGCAGTATGTTTTGAAATTTGTTCAGGAAACATTAACTCATGGAGCAACATCAGGAACACTAGCAACCATTGAATTTCCGCCATTTGAACCCTGATATTTACCATATCAGAATTGATCTATTTCAACTCCATCTTTCATAAATGCTGGATGAACTTTGAATGAATCATCAATTTTAGTTGGTGATATTCATAGTTTTCTATGACCTTCATTCTTGTAATAGAACTTAGGAATTTTTATCATGTATTGTTCATCTATTATTTCTTCTTTTATTTGTGAATAGATTGGATGATTATAGAAATAGACAGAGGAAGCATTTGTAAATTTTCCATTTTGGTTAATATGAACTCATGTTCCTGATCCACCACCAAAGCCTAGCATTTGAACACCGATGACTGAATCAGTAGCATCTTGTTCAGAATTTTTCATTAATTCATCTATTTGTTCTTTTGTGTAGATGTTTGAAGGTGTTGCATTGACTGATGCAGCGAATAAGATTGCTTTTCCACTTAAAGCTTCAGAGAAAGTTATTTTAAGTGAGTTGTCATCTAGAAATTCAACACCAGATTCAATTTGTTTGTTATTATTTGCATCATAGACAACGACAAATAGGTCTTGTGTATTTAAATCATGTTGAATTGTTCATTCTGTAGATTCATCATTTTGAATATGAGTATATGATGCGTTTTGACGAGTTAGATCAAACAAATTGAATCATTCAATTGTTCCAGAGAATATATTTTCAGCATAGATATATAAGCCATTTCCTTTGAAGATAACCATACCTATTTGTGGGTCTTCAGGAAATTCATCAAATTTTGACAATATATGTGCACTATTTTTAAATTCAAGATTAGATAAAACTTTCATTTTATAATCCTCGCAATATTATCAAATTTACAGAATTATATATGAAATTTCATGATTTTTATCAAAATTTATTTTTAAAAGTTAACTAATTTTAATAAAATGTTGTTATATATTTAGGATATTTTTGAACGAATGGAATGCAGTTATATATTTTATCTAAAAGAGTTCTTTCTCTAAGAATTGTCATTTTTTCTATATCATCTGTTAGACTTTCAGATATGAAGATTTTTTTATTTAGTAGACCATTTTTAATATGTCTGTTAAATTTATATCTTAGATTATGATCTGTTTTATAGAATACAGTTGTTTCATTGTAGCCTATTTCTATATTTGTGAATCCATGTTCTAGTGTTTCATTTCCTATTTTCTAAAAAAATAGGGTACTGCATGTTATGACTCTTTTATCGGGTTTGAATTTATCTACTGAAATAATAAGAGCATTTTTGATATATTTTAGATTTTCTTTATATACTGATATTTCCCCGCCAACAATATATAGATAAAATAAATGATATGAAGATCTTAACATGTTTATATAATTAGTAAAATCTTCACTTGATGAGAATCCATATATAGATGAATCTCTATTTTGATAGATATAGCTAGCCATTAATATCCTCTAGAAATTGTTTACTTATAAATTTAAGTTTTCCATTTTTTATATATAACATATGTTTTCTTGTATTTAATTTGATTTCATTAAAGTCTTTGTGATTAAAAGTGTATGTTTTATATATATTTAAGTCTTTATCAGTTATTTCTATATCAATATCATTGAAATTATAATAGTGATATGACATTTCATAGTTCCTTTTTTATTTAAATATAAATAAGTTTGTTTTATATGTTAATCATATAGGAGAAAAAATATGGATGATTGTGATTTGCGGATATTTATATGCATATATTATGGAGTCAATAGATGAAGAAATAAAACCTATGATTGAATCATTTATAAGAAACAAGAGCATATTTATAAAGTGTGATAAGAATAATGGAGAAAGTATAGAGTTTGATATATTCCGGTTATAATGATGTTATATGTGCTGAATTTAGATTAGCTAAAGCCGCATTTATTAAAAAGGTGTTTATAGATGATATAAATAAAACAATTTTGAAATTTATAAACGAAGATAATTAATTTTTATATATCTTCGTTTATAAGATATGATTAATCTATATCGCATATATAGAATGAGTCAACATGTTTTAGTGGGGTTTTATGATCAAAAGATTCGATGCTATTATTGTTTAATGCTAAATCGTAGAAGATATGTCCTGGGGTGAATGTAACAGCCATAATTTTAGCATAAATAGCTCCAGTCATATCTTTTATTTTTCCTTTTTTTCTGTCTATTTTATTAATATCAGGTTGAAATAATACAATTTCACCTAAAGAAAATCTAGATGTAAATTCCATTATAAATCCTTTTTAGTTTGTTCTGAATTGTGATACACAGGAAGATAATGCATCATATGCATATTGAGCACCATTTGCAGAACGAGCATATGTGATTGTTTTTGATGGATCAATGTTATATGATTGTGCAATTTTATTTACATTTAAATCATCAGTACCAACATATAAAAATTCCCAATTATACACTTCTTTTTGTTGTTTAATCAAATCCTTTACCTGTTGATATGTTACTTCTTTAGATGAATTTTCTTCACCATCTGTCATAATAACAATCATAACCTTTTCGGGACGTTCAGATTCATCCATAGAAGAAAAATGAACTCCCATTTCAGTCATTGTTGCAAAAACAGCATCATTTAATGCTGTCATTCCATTTGTAATATATGTTTCATTATCTAATTTAGAAACTTTATCTAATTGAATAGATTTATGTTTCATAGTATATTTATCAGAAAAAAGTGTAAGCCAGATATTGCATTCTCCAGATATTTTCTTTTGTTTTGTTATAAAAGAGTTGAATGAGCCGATGATGTCATATTTTATTGGAGTCATTGAACCGGAACAATCTAAAATAATTCCAATTTCTACTTTATCTTTTTTCATTTATAAAATCTCCTTGAAATTTGGATATTTTTCTATAAACCATTCAGCGGATTTTAATTCATTGAAATAAAAAATTTCACCTTTATATCTTAAAGATAGATAAAATTTAAACCATAAAAATGAACATAATTGTTTAACAACATATATATAACCATAATACGGATTTCTAATGACATGTATTCTAAGCCTATCATACTTCTTAAGTAATTTCATTTATTTCATCCAAAAAGTTTTTATTTTCTTTCGATTTTTTAAATAAATCAAATATAAAATCATTAAGTCCTCAATGTCACTTGGATAATTTAGTCAAGTTATTAATATCCAATTTATGTAAAAAGGTTAAGGCATTCTTTTTGATTTAAATTTCTTTCTCCTTAATAAAATCTTTTATTTCTTGTGGAAGATTAACTTTATCTATATTTTTTGACAATAAGCCATATTTTTCATAAGCTTCTTCTAATGAAAACATATTTCATCTATGGAAATAATATCATAAATAAGATCTATAATCTCATTATATATAGATTTAAATGATATTCATGTCAATGAGCAATCAATTTCAACTATAAAATATCATGAAGAAAGTCCTATATCATTATTCTTAAACTTATATCATTTATAAAGTTCATATTTATTTTTCACAATATATCACATCTTTCATATTATTATCAATTCTTTTCATATTATTGTGAATATATAAGTTAATTTTATCCTGAATTGTCCTTTCTGAATTACATATTATAACCGAACCATCACTATATCTTAACTTAATCCAAAAACTTAAAAATAAAAATTTATATAACTGATATGCAATATACCTATCAGTTATATATTCCAATTCAAAATTATTTTTAAATTTTGATTCCGTATATTTAACAATTTTAAATGTTTTTCTTTTTAACATAAAATTCTCTTTCCTAATAAATAACTGGTAAATATGTTTTCTATATCAGATTTACGTTTTCTTATAATATCAAATGATAATTTTCTGTAGTTATTAAGTAAAATTTTAGATATAAAGACATTATCAATTATTGATGATATTGTGTTAGAATAAATTAATTCAGATAAAATTTTCTGTTCTATTTGTTTTGTTGATTTATCATATAAATTAATGGTAAGATTAACATATATATGTGCACTATCTATATCATTTAGATTAATTCCAGGTTCATAATTAAATGGAACAGATCATGAAAATTTTATATTAGAGTCTAATATTTTATTTAGTGTACTTATATGCTGTGACAGTTTGAGTATATTTTTCATTTGTATTTCTCCTGTTTTCATTAGTTCAATTGGCAGGAACATATTGTTCATATGCACTTCTGCCCGGACAACAATCAATAATAATGAAATCACCAGGAGTTATTCCCATATCCTGAGAATATCTAAAAGCATCTAATTTTGTACTAAAATCACGAACAACTCTATTCTTTGAAATTAATAAAATTCTCCCATTATATCTTTCCAACAATAAAGATTGATTTTGTATGTATCAATTTAAATCGGATGTCATATTATCTCCTTATTAGAGAATTTTATCAAAAAATTCTTTCTTTATATATACATCTTTAGATAATGAAAAACACATTTTTTCAAGTTCTGATTTCGTTAATATATGTTCATATCCTCTATTATCATTATATATAAAATAATCCTCATTTATGTCAATAAAATCAAAATGAGAATATTTACCTCTAGATTTATGATATCCCAATTCATTTACAACATCATAAAAAATTGGATGATGTCTTGGAAGAATAACTTCTTTATCATCTTTAATAAATTTTATTTTATTATCTTCTAAAATAGAAGAAAGCCCATATTTATGAGCATTATCTCTCATATATATAAGGGCTTCTTCAGAAAATGTAATATGACAATTATTAGTCGAATATAAAACTTTCATTCTAAAACCTATTTGTATATATTGTATTTGAATCAATAATCATATTTACTAATTCTTCTTTATCTTTCTTAATTAATAAATCATATTGATTCTTTCGAGCCCTATTAACAATATCATTTAAATTAAATGCAACATCTTCAGGAAGTTTAACATAAAAATTAGTATCTGGAACTATCAAATTATACTTCTCATAGGCCTCATCTGGTGTTAATATCTCCCTTATCCTATAAGCATTAGAATACACTTCATAATACTGACCATAATGCACATAATCATATATTTCTATTTTAGCATATCTATAAACATTATCACTCTTAATAAACTTAACATCTCTTGCAAATATTTTTATATAACTATCATCAAACCTACTATGCCAACTCATTATATACCAATGAAATGGCTTCACCTTATCTTGAAGTTGTTTAATTTCTTTACAGTTATTTTCACAATCTGTGATGACATCTTTGTTTATGTTTGCTTTTCCACATACATCGCATACATATAGGGTTGTATTTTTTTCAATCATATATGAGTCCTTTAGAAGGAGATGACCCAGTATTTTTCGATATTTTTGAAATTGTTGAATTGTTCCTTGTAGTCCTTTTTCCATCTGTCACTTTGATCTGTGATAGGATGGATGAACATGAGGGTTTTATTTTTTATTTCGCTGTATTTTTTGGTTAGTCTTTGGCTATGATTTCGTTTGTTTATAATTTCGATTTGAAAATCACCTTTTGATTCGAAGTGTTTTTGCCAACCATTGAGTTCCCACATTTGAACAGAAATACGTTTTTTGGAAAAGTAATTCATGTAGTGATCTTTGGTCAGCATTTGAATTTCCTTTGTTGTTTATATGATATTATAACAAAAGTTTGTAAAATGTTAACCAAAAATATGAGCTAATTGTCCACAACATAAACCTGCAGTTTCACATTTTGCTACTGCATCATAGACAACCTGTATCCCTGCTTTTTCAAATTTTGAAGAATATTTTTTCAATTCATCATATGTGTCATAATCATACTCAGTTTCTAATGAGTTTGATTCAGCATTTAATGTTTGATTTAATGGAATCAATTTTACTGCAAATTTCTGAGGATTAAGTCCTAATTTGATAAGATAATCAATATCAATAGGAACATTTTTCATTACAATAAAATTGAGTGTTACTGTTCTATTTGAGATTTTTTGTTTATTAATAATTTTTATAATTTCTTCTAATGAGAGAACATCAGCTCCACCAAATAATTCTTTTCGTTTAGTTTCATCTGTTGAGTTACATGATATCTGAAAATGTAAGAATCCATTACAATATTTTTCTTTTGTTTCAATTACTTTAAGTACAACATCTTCTCCAGACATTCCATCCATTGTTTTTCTAGGAAGTATTGAATTAAAACAAGGAAGCCAATTAATTTTAAATAACAAATTATAAAATTCATCCGTCCATCTACTAGCATTTTTATATTTATTAATATAATAACAGTATACATCTGAAAATTCTTGATGATATAATTTATTTCGTAAATTATCAGCTTCTTCTCTATTAGATTTATTCCAAACATTAAGTTTAAGATATTTAATAACATTTAATACATTTGTTAAGTTGTGTGCTGGTTCGCCCATTCTAGCGAAGCCAATTTTTGCTTTTTGTGTTGTTTGACTTATTAATTCAGGTGTTGTTGAGACTAGCATTTTTATTTGATTTAGAATTTCATGATCTGTTAAGTTTCCTTTGAATGGTAAATTAGCAACATCACAGAATTTGCAATTATGAACACAACCTTTTTGCGTTGATACCGTAAGAAGCCATTTATCTTTAATATCAACAGTATGTTTCCAAATGACATGAGGATCAAGAGATGACCTTACTTCAGAATGATTTTTACCGTCAACCGAGATATCCCTCATTTCAGTTGATTCAATTAGATAATCATCACTTGTTTTAGATAAGATAACTCGACCAGAAGGTAAATAAAATGTTCTAATAGGTTCAATCTGCATAATTTTCTCCTAAAATAAAAATTTATCAGTTATTTGACCATTAGGCATTAAATATAAATTATAATCATCTTGCTTTACATATCTTCCTAAATCATACCTAAATGATACAGATTTACAAAAATCATCAATATTTGGATATATCTTGTAGTTATCAGAAACAAGTTCACGATATGCTAATTGAATATCATTCTGTTTAAGGATATTTTCTATTTTTTCTAATTCTGGTATATTAAGTTCGTTTGTTACGACAAAATTGAATCTATATTTATAGTTTTCTATATTATCAAATTGTTTATAAAATCTATTAAGAGATGAGTGAATAACAATTCTGTTTATTAGTGATTTATTTTCAAAAATTTTATTTATTATATCAGTGTGATTTATATATGATGTATGAATGTCTATTTTTATGTTTTTATATGAGCAATGATCTATAAGTGTATTCCAGAAATCCATGTTATCATCAGGATTATTTAGAGGATCTCCGCCACCTGATATAGATACTTTATTACAATTATCTAAAAATGTGCTTATTTTGTTTATAAATGATGATTTGTTATATTTTTTATTATTTAGTTTATGTTTTTTCCATATGCAATAAGAACAATTTGTAATACATCCAAAATCAGTTATGATACTATAACCTTTCATTTTAATATTGTTTTGCTGAATGTTGAAGAATTTTTTCATATAAAGAAATAAATGAATCTTCATCTAGTGAAGATAAAAATTCTTTATATTTAACCATATCATATATCATCCCTGTTCTTTTATCAATTCCAGGGTCAACTTCTTTCTTAGATAACATAAATGATTTGTAATAATATTTAGATAATGAAGATTTGTGTTCCAACCAATATATAAGTGACATTTCTAGTTTTTGTCTAATAGTTTTCATATATCCTCACTATCTATAATAGATTTAATTATCTCTTGCTTTATTTAAGTAAATCTTTTCTAAAATCTTAAGCTTTTCTATATCCTTTATATCTTCTTCTTTATGGAAATCTTCATTAAATTTCCATATATTTAATTTTTTAGATAAAAAATTAACCTTATCTTCAATATTATAAATCTTATTTGTTGAATATAAGTTGTTTAGATCATTAGAATTTTTCGTTAAAACATCGTTATGCATTTTAGCTCCAGAGTTCATCTAGGTTGAATTTATTGTTTGAGATTTCTAGTTTTAGTTTTATGAATTCGGATATTGTTGGTTTGAATGGTTTATTTTTTAGTGACATGTTTGCTTCTGACATAGTTCTGTTGCTTTTTTTGTTATTGCATTCAAAGCAGGAGCATACGCAGTTATCCCATGATGATTTGCCTCCTCGAGAAACTGGTATTAAGTGATCAATTGTTGCTTTGATTTTCTTAAAGTTTTTTTCTTTGTTTGATATTGCATTTTTTGAAAGTTCTCTTCCACAATATTGACAAGTATATTTATCTCTGACAAGAACATTCTTTTTTGAAAATGGTACTTCTTTTCTGTATATCATTCTAATGAATTTAATGAGTCTTAAAACTATGGGAATGTTTATTAGACGACCTCCCATAGTTTTAACGTATTGTTCTGATTCTTTTATGATTTCTGCTTTTTTAGTTTCAATAAGGACAATGGCACGACGCCATGAGGTAAATCCTATAAATGAGTAGTCGCCATTCAAAATAATAACATCATTTGCCATTGTGTAAATCCTTATTGTTTTTTCTATAAAATAACATATTTAAGGTGAAATGTTAACCTCTTTTTATTTAATTCATTGAATAGCTTCGTCGAATCATTTAGGAATAAATTGTTTACATCTGTTATATACGTTTATCCAGTTCGAATCAAATATATATGTAGCAGCGTAATCATCTTTATTTCTGACACTTCTACCTGCAGCTTGAACAATTAGTTTTAATGCTTCCAATGAATATCATGTTGGATATTTATTCATACATGTTTTTACATATTTACTTCCTAGATATTTAAATGGAACTTTCATTATTATTTGATATCTTGATATGTCACCTTCTAGATTGACACCTTCATAAAAAGAAGGTGAAACTAAAACTTTTATTCTATTATTTCTTTCAATAAACCTATTAAGAATATCATCTCTACTGTCAACATCCAAATTATAAAGTAAGTCTATATCATTGTTTTCTAGTAGTTTATATGAATATTCAGCAAATAATTTTGTTAATTTATATGATGGTGAAAAAATAATACCTGAATGTCCCTTTGATGCATGGTCAAATACAACATTAAGTATATCATCAAAATATTTTGTTATTTCATCAGAATTAACCAATGTTTCATTAATAGATCTTATTGGTATTGAAAATATAGGTCTATTATCTAATGCAAATCTTGAATCTAAATATATATATTCATTTTTTTGATCTTCTAATCCCAATTCAGATATGAATCGTTCTCCACCAAAAATAGTTGAGCTCATAAATAGTCGTGAATTAGAAAAGTCATTTGCTTCTGATGAATATATATTTGATATATCTAACGGTATTATTTTACATTCAGTTGTTTTTTCTCCAAATGTTGATTCAATAACAAAGTTATTATTATCGATAATATGAGATTTGAATCCCATTAATTTTCAATATTTTCCTAATCACATATCAATATTTGTTATGCATTGGGAATATAAATGAATTCTTCCTCTTTCAAGTAAGTCAATTTCATGTTTCTTGACTGTTTCGTTAAGTTCATTTACTAATTGATATTTTATGTTTGATACATGTTTGAATGTATTTAGACCATATTCAATATTATTTTGAAGTTTATTATAATCAATATCTTTATAATAAGCCATTGAATCTTCTAATATTTCACATAGAGAATTAAAACCATCATCATCAGAAAGTCTTTTAATTAAGTTGAAAAAGTCAGATTCCTGAGATTTTATTGATATTGAGCGAATATCTGTATAAATGTTTTTGAAATTATGGCATTCATCATAAATGTATAAATCTTTATTATATTTGAATGTATCTATTGAATTATCATAAATGAGAAATATTTGTTGATAGTTCATATTTAGGAAGTTTGTTTTTTCTGCTTCCATTCTTAAACGTCAATATGTACAATTGTTTTTGAATTTACATTTATATTTGAAATATGAACAAGGAGCACTTTCTACAGTTCATTTTTTATTTAAGATACATTCATAGTTAGCTTTACCTTTAAGTGTAAGGAAGTCTATGTAGTTATCTGAACCTAGTAGAGATTCATATTGGTCTTGAAGTACTTTTTGATGTGATAGTACTGTTGTTGTATATTTACTTAATTGATGTACAAATCATGCGATACCAGTTTTACCTGAACCTGTTGGTGCTTCTAAAACAACATTTTGAACACCAGAATCAAATAGGTCAACTATTTTTTTCGCAACTGAAATTTGATATTCATCATTTCTAATTTTAGCCATTGTTAGTCCTTTGGTTTAAATAAAAAGAATATATTACTATTCCGCGGAATAGTAAATCAAGGTAGTCAAATAATGGAATTTTGACTACCTTGATTGTTTGCATGTTATGATGAATTAGTTTATTGGGTCAAACTGAGGACACCTGTAAATTATTGCTTTCCATGATTGCTTACACTGACGTTTACAGGATTTACATTTTTCGTTAATATCTTTCCAAAGGAATTCAGTGTCATATATTTCATCTTCATCATTATAATATTCTTCCAATTCATCTTTTGTTATGTTTTTGTTTAGAAGTTTGATTGTTTGTTCCTTTGTGGGAGCTTTTGGCTTTGGAATAGCTGAAATTTCATCATCTGTAATTTCAACAATCTCAACATTTTTAAATCCATATTCAAGACATTTCTGAAGAAGTTTTTCAGCGCTAGCAAGTTTTTTACATTTATAGACAACAATTGACCTGGCATTTGTTCCTCCGTTGAAAATAACCCTGTCTTTGAAAACGTACTTGAGAAAATTGCCAGCTTCGTCTTTGATTGTGTACATATTCGTATCTCCATTTGTTGATTGATTATGGATAAATTATATCAAAAAATCAAAAATGTTAACCATAAAACCTTGACCAAATGCACGTAAAATTTGTCATATCATCGAACAACGGCTTCAAAGTAAGAGAATGAACATAGTGTTCTTCATCATCATTTAGTATAACAGAATATACATGCGTTATGTCATCTGTGTTACCATTTTTACATGTCATATCATTATTATAACGAGTTCCATTACGAAAACCATTTTCATTTATGAAAAGAATGGATTGATTTCCATAAGCTTTTGTATCACAATCTCTCAAAACCAAATATGTTTCATTCGCGATGCGTACGTACATTCCAGTCTTCAGATCATTGAGAGTCATTGTTTGTCTCCATTATTTTTTGTTGTTATAGATATATTATAACCTGCTTTGAAAATTTGTTAACCTATGGATTCATAAAAAATTCAAGGAGGTTAACATTTTTTGATTTTCTATATAATATGGTATAAAAATATGGAGGTAATTAGTAATGATTATTCATCCTTCACTGATAAAGAATTTCAAAGAAAATTTCAAGGAAACAGGACTTTCAATGAAATATGTTAAAACTAAGAAATATCAATATCTTATATGTAAGGGTGATATATCACAGAATTTTGAACATTCTTTGAAAATGAGTTTTCCAGGTTCATATGTTACTAACGGAAACATGATCATGCAAAAAAATTTCAGATTAAATCCATAGGAGATTTTCATGTCAACATATATAATGGGTTCAATATTCTCAGTTGAATATTCAACTGAGAATGATATTGTTACTAGAAATATTTTAATTGTTAAAATTAATTCGAATAAATTTTGTTTTATAGATATGGAAACAGGTAATAGATGAGTTGATAAATTAGTTTATGAGGAATCAAATAGTTTATCTGAGAGCAAAATAATAAATGCGTTATCAGATATAAACAAAAATGTGAAACTAGAAAGGGTTAATTTAATTAAACATTTAGCTGAATTAGATATTTATCGATAAAGGAGTTTTATATGGAAATGACGATTCAAGAAATTGCAAATGAAATTAACACAACCAAACAAAATGTGAACCAAATTCTTAAAAGAGCTATGAGAAAGATTTTTTGAAAAGCTCATGAAATTAATAAAGAATGATCTCCAATTGAAATATTATATGGATTAAGTCGTCTTTTCAATATTCAACAAGAAAAAGATTTCAAAAGATTTTATTATGATTTTCCTAAAGATGTTCGAGATTTTGTCATTAAATCTTTGAAAATTCAAGATGAAAAAGAAATTTTTAAAAATTTTAGAATCAAGTAATTTCCCGGAATAAATATATTCTCTTCCCCTTGTACTTATGTAAATACAAAAATATCATATTTTATTGAAAAGGTAAACACATTATGATTTGTACAGATGATTGAAAAGTTGTTTTTCAGTATGGATCTCATATATACGGGACAAATACTTCTAAGTCAGATGAGGATTTTATTGTAGTCGGAGGATATTCTCCTGTTGAACATCATGAAGATAACAAAAATATCAGAGTTTTCCCATTACAAGATTTTATTGTTTTTCTTGAAATGCATGAACCTGTTGCTTTTGAATGTGTATCTGTTCTTAAAATGAATAACAATAGATATGTTAGAGTTATCGATTCAAAATTTTCAAATATAATCGATAAATTTTATAACACAACGCTTAATTTAATCAAATTAAGAAAAGCATTTTCACAAAAAGCATCAAACTCAATTGTAAAAGCTAAAAAGAAATGTTTACTTGAGGATGAAGATTATTATATTGGAATGAAGAGCTTATTTCATTCTATTCGTCTAATGGATTTTGGAACTCAAATTGCCAAAAATAAGTATATTACAGATTTCAAATCAATGAGTTACGTATGACATGATATCCTAAATAAGCAAAACGATTTCAAGTATGTCAAAACTGAAGATGAATGAAAAGAATTAATTGAACCTTGAAAAAAACTTTATAATAAAAAACATTCAGAATTCAAATCTGTAACATCAAAATAGGATTTAATATGATTTATGTTATAAAAATCAAATTCAATTCTAATGTAGATGAAAAAACAAAAAATAGGATTATAAATGAGTTTTGCCAGAGCAAAATATATGATATGTTTGAAATATTTCATTATATGGACTATGCGTTTTCGATTAACAAAAATGTATGCGATTTAGAAGCTGTTTATCAAGCGTCTAAATTCTTTAGGAAATATAAAGAATGTTCACAAATTAATTATTTTTTATTAGCAGAAAATTATGGGAGTATAAATTTATGCGAGTAGAATTATTAGACAAAGAATATTTTCAAAATGATTCATGATTAAAGAAAATTTATAACTCATATAGACGTTGTTATTCTGGATCTGATGAGTTTAATGAAGTTTCAAAAGATGATATGATTAGTTTTATTGATAAGCATTCAAATCATGAATCACCATTAGAACATGTTAATATAACTGTTCATATTCAAGGTGTAAGTCGTTCATTAACTCATCAATTAGTTAGACATAGATTAGCAAGTTACTCACAAATGAGTCAACGATATGTTAAAAAGAATTTCGAATATATTATTCCTCCATCAATACAAAAGAATAAAACAGCATTAGATTTATATGTTAAAGAAATGAAAAATCTAAATGACTTATATTTAAAATTTGTGAATGCTGGGATTCCAAATGAAGATGCTAGATATATTTTCCCAAATGGAGCAGAAACAAAAATCGTAATGTCAATGAATATTAGAATGTGAAAACACTTCTTTGCTGAAAGATGTTGCTATAAAGCTCAATGAGAAATTAGAACTCTAGCAAATGAAATTCTTACATTATTCAAAGATAATATTGATATTGTTTTTGCTAATGTGGGTCCAAAATGTATCAAACTAGGAAAATGTCCAGAAAATAAATCATGTGGCTTTATAGATAAATACTTAAAATAAGTATTTATCAGAGGCATATATGACAACATTATCAAATGATATAAATTACTTTCAACATGCTAGAATGATTCAAGCTAGTGAAGTAATAGCCAAATGTAAATTAGATGCTAAATATGAAGAAAATAAACTTTTAACAGAATATATACAGTATTTTAATCAGAATTATATTTGTAATCATACATATGTAACTGTTCATTATAATAAAAATGTATATTCAAAATTGTCTGATTATGAATTTTGAATTAAGTTTTATAATGTAATGGTGAACTCTGGTTATATGAATATTAGGTTAGAAGAAACCGAAACAACATATGTTATAACTGTAGATATTATGTAAGAATATAAGGGAGAATATATTCTCCCTTATATCATTTTAATCAGTGGTTTTAGTGTATTCTACAGTAGCAGCATAAGGCATATTAACATATCCTCCAACAGCATATAATAATAGTTGATGTGTAGTTTCATTTATTCTAAAATACAATTGGTTATTTGAATGAACACATGGGAATAATACTTGATGACCAGCAGTTGCAAAATATCCATATTGATTTATTAGAGTTTCAAAATTAGTATCTTGTGATAATATTGTATCTGCTGTTGTACCTTGAAAAGTTCTACGATAAATAGGTTTTCCGTTTATCCATGTACCTATTATAGTTTCTTCTTCGCTATATATTTCATCACCAACTACTTCAGTACTAGAAGCTACAATGTACGCTTTAGCATTTAATTCATTTGTACTAGCAGAAGGTAACATGAACATATCATATATGTTGGATTCCCCTTCTTTAGTTCCAAAAATATTAAATCTATTAATACCTATTGCATAACTTGGAGCTACAACTGATAATCTAAATTTAGAATAGAATTTTGTATTATCATAACTATCTATTTTATAATAACTATATGAAGTTTCGTCACATACAGGTTTTTCATCAACTCCTTCTGTGTATGTATCTAATACATCCCAAGAAGAAGTTTCATTATTCCAACCCTTTAATTCCCAATAAGTTGGATAATAATTATAATTAGTATTTCCATTCCATACTACAATACAATATTTATAAGGAGAAAACTTGGTTCCATCTAAAAATTCAAAATCTAAATGAAAAGTTTTATTTAATTGATTAGTAGGAGTAATCCATGTAGCATTTACTGGATTACCATTTGTAGATAGTCTAAAAGTATTTAAAACGTACCAAGGATAAAACTGAGTAGAATATATCGCACCACCTACACCAACACTACTAACCTTAATTTTATTATCTATAACAGCAGAATAATAACTTTCTTCACCAAGAGATAAATCGCTTGTTATATTAGAAATTCTGCTAGATTGTTCTTCATATGTATACTCATCAAATATATACTTTTTATGAGAACTAATTATTCCAGAATCACCTATAACAGAATATAATTCTGCATATTCATTTTTATCTAATATTTGATTATCCAACATTAAACAATTACTTGGAGGATTTTCAGCTAATGTATAGAATACATCTCCAACATTTAATTTATGAGGATTCTTTACAATTCCCCATTTAGCTCCTGTAGAAGTTGTATCATCATGTATTAATACCTGTCCGTTTGAACCATTAGATGGATATTCAGTTTTATTCTGATCACTTCAATTCAAACCGGACTCGGTACTGGAATCCTTAACTAGAACTTGACCATCTGTTCCATTTTCAGGTAATATTATATTTGAGTTACCTCCGGAAGTATCAATATTCTTTAATAACTCATCAATTTCTTCTTTGGTATACATATTAGATGGACTTGAAACAACAGATGCTCCAAACAATAATGCTTTACCAGATATTGGTTCAGAGAATATTAATTTTATTTCATTATCATTTTGAAATTGAATTTCAGATTCAATTTGTTTGTTTCCATCTGAATCATATACAATAACAAATAAATCTTGTGTATTTAGATTATGATTGATTGTCCATTCAATATTTTCAGTTGATTGTTCAAATTTATATGATGAATTAACTCGTGTAAAATCAAGAATATTAAGTCATTCCAATTGTCCTGAAATTTGACTTAGTGAATAGATATATAATCCGATTTTCCTTGAAAATTGTCATACCTTCAACAGGATTTTCTGGGAAGTCATTGAATTTATTTAATATATATGTGCTGTTTTTAAATTCAAGATTTGATAATACTTTCATAGTTCTGCCTCACGTAATTCATATAGTATAAAATTATTTATTTTCAGAAGCAGAACTATGAAAAATTATTTAATTGCTATTGCTATTCCTGCCATATATCTATGATAGATACTGCCATTATAATTATCAGGATCAAGTATAGATGATCCCATTCTATATGTTCGATAAATTCTATAATTAGGTCCACAAATTTTAAAATTCAATTGTCCAGGTAAAAGTTCTCCTTCATCTCAACTTCCACTTGCTAAACCAAATCCGAATATACATAATCATTTATCTCCATAATTAGGTGAATAAAGTCTACATCTAGCATTAGGATATGCGTAATGATTATTTACAACTAGATTTGTTATATTATCTAAATCAATTAATCCGAATTGAAGTTGAACCGAGATTCTAATTGAATGCTTTTTGCGACTTCAGCTACTTTTGCTAATGTAGCAGTTTCAGCTAAGGTAGCTTTATTTGCTAATGTTGCTATATCTGCTAATTTAGCTGAATTAGCAATATCAGCTTTATCTGCATAAGCAATTGTACAATCAGTTCGACCTGTACCTCCCTTGTTACATGGTAATACTGGATGATTTGATAAATCTGTTTTCAAACATTTTGAAAAATTAGAATTAATATCGGAAGCTTTAATCAATTCTCCGGATTTGAATATTTTCATAATTTCCTCACTTGAATTTTCAAAAATTCATACTCAAATCCGGAAAAAAGTAAACTAATTTCAATTATTTTTGAAATTGAATTTCAATTAGGAATTTTTTAATTATTGGTTAACATTTTTTGGTATTTTATGTAAAATATATAAAAACGAGGAAAATATATGGCATCTATTAAGAAGATGGGACAAACGACAATTTTATTGCTTAGTTATCTTCAAAAGGCGTCATTTAGAATTAAGAAATATTCCGAGGCTAAGGATGGTGAGATATCCTTTGCAGAGGGTTCTCATGAAGATTTGTTTAAGTACTCAAGGACATTGAGGAATATGGGATTTAAGAATTATATAAAGAATGATTCTATATATTCAGATGTCAAATCTCATTCAGTTGATAATGGAGAATATAAGATAACATTTACAACAGATTCAACATTGAAGCGTTCTAACATTAAGATTGAAAAAATTTAAGGAGAGAATATGATTAAGACATTTAGGTCCCCTGAGTGTAATTATATTTTTAACAGTAAAAATGGTATGACATTGATGTGGGGCAGGACTCCTCAGGAGGACTTTGATGTTGCTCCATTTCCACTTATTTTTGATATGGAGATAACTGAAATTTGTAAGGGACCTGGTGGAGTTCCATGTCCTTTTTGTTATAAAAGTAATTTGCCTAATAAGGGTAAGTACACTCCTTTTGACAAAGCAAAGAAAATTATTGATAAGCTTCCCGAAAAGTTAACACAAATTGCGTTTGGTGTTGATGCTCAGTGTGAATCTAATCCTGATTGGTTTGATATTTTTAAATATGCAAGGGAGAAGACATTTATTCCAAATGTTACCGTTGCTGATATTACACAGGAAACTGCAGATAAGATTTCTGATGTTTGTGGAGCGGTTGCAGTTTCAAGATATGCTAATAAGGAATTTTGTTATAACTCTCTTTCTAAATTAAAGCTTAAGCAGAAGAATATTCATCAAATGATTTCACAAGAAACATTTGAACAAGCTTTGGAAACATTAGAAGATATTAAAAATGATGATAGACTTAAGGATTTGAATGCAATTGTATTTTTATCCTTAAAGAAGAAAGGTCGAGGATGTTCTTTTAATAGATTGACCAACGAGCAATTTGAAGAACTAATTACAAAGTGTGCTGAGTTAGGTATTTCATATGGATTTGATTCATGTTCAGCCACAAAATATCTATTGACTGAATATGGTCAGAAGAATGTTCAATTTGTTGAAAAATGTGAATCTTCTTTAAGTTCTGGTTATTGTAATGTAGATGGTGATTTTTTTCCGTGTTCATTCACAGAAGGTCTCGGAAACTGGAAAGAAGGAATCAATATTATTGATGCTGAATCATTTGATGATGTATGGAATCATCCTAAGGTTCAAATTTTCAGGGAAGAACTTCTTATGAACAAGAGAAATTGTCCTATATATAATGTTTAGAATGTTAACAAATATAAATTCGATTGTTATAATTTAATCAAAAAAAATGGAGGATTTTATGAGGACGAAGATCAATTATGACGGTTCTATCACGTATATTACTAAGCGAATCAGGAACAATAAGGGTGTAAAGGGTTTTCTTGTTGCTGTGAAGAAAGAAAATGAAAATTCATATAATATAGGTTTTTCGTTATGTAATCGTGTTGACGAATTTGATAAGGATTTCGGATTGGCATTGGCAATTAATCGAGCATTGAGGACTGACAGGAATCCTATTATTGTTCCTCTTTCTATCAGGAAGTCATTTCATAAGTTTAGTACTCGAGCTCAAAAGTACTTTAAGGGTTGCGTTAAGAATAATAATCGTATTGATGATTATTCATTTGAAGACCTTCTTGCTATGGAGGAGTGCTAATGCTTAATTTTATAAAGCGTAAGTTTTTTTCTAAGGAAGAAGAGGTAAAATATCCATTTTTATGTAGTGATGGTGTTTCTACAGCTACATTTAAATATCATTCTGTTAAGGAAGTTGGAGGAATCCTTCTTCCTAAAGAAGAAGAGGTAACGTATGTGTCATCTAAAGTTTCTAAATTTGAAATGAATGAATTAGATTGTTATCGACTTTATAAGTCAGATAATTCATTTCTTCAGTTAAATTATGATAAGATAAATAAAAATCTTATTGATGGCTTATATTTAGAATTAGAGGATACTGTTTTCTTTAGTAAGAATGAATATTCACATTATTTTTCTGAAATTTCTAGTTTAAGTATTTCGTTTAATGATAAAGTATATATTAGGGACATCGAGGATTCTAATTCAGATAATATAGATCCATTTTATATTGTTGAGGAGTTTAATGATTCCACTAAGAAAGAAACACATTCTATGGTTTTTAGGGCTGATATTTCTGGAGAGGATGATATAAATAACAAGCTATTATTTGTTGAGTTATATGAAGATAGGTTAAAGATATATAAGATGTATTTAACTGAGTTTATAACGATTTAATCTGTGAGGATGATATGAAAAAGTCTTTGGTTATTTTGTTTGTCTTTTGTTTTACTATATTTTCTTCATTGTATATGACTGTGGACTGTGATGCTGCTAGACGAGGAGGAAGTTTTAGTAGATCTTATAAAAGCAGTTCATCTACATTTAAGTCGAGTACATTAACAAGTAAACCTAGTAGTAGTTCTACTAAATCCGGAAGTTTTGGATTATCAAGTAGACCGAAAAGTGATTATAAAGCATCTGACAGTTCATCTAATTGGGGTTCTTCATGGAGTTCAAGTTCGTCAAATAAATCTACATCGTTGGGATCGAGTTCATCAAGTTCTAATAAGTCAGGAAGTTTTGGAAGATCGAGTTCATCAAGAAATGTTAACAATAATTCTTCAAAAGATTATAGTAAAGATATAAGCACTGGTTTTAGACGTCAAAATAATACAGATGAAATTTATAGGAATTCTTCTCCAAATGTTCAAACATTATATACGCAGAGTCCATCATTTGGATTATGGGATACAATGTTTTTAATGATGATGCTTAATTCTAATAATAACTCAGCATGGTTTTATCATCATCAAAATGATGAAGAGATAAAAAAGTTTAAAGCAGAATTGGAAAAAATGGCTGAAACTGATGAAGAATTAAAGAAGAAACTCGAAGAACTTAATAAAGGAGAGAAGGAATTAAAGGATGCTAATGTAAAGATTGACGAAACCTATATCTCTGAGGAAGAGGAAAAAATTAAAGAAGAGGATGAACATGGTATAATACTTTGATTGATTTTACTTGTGTTTTTATGTGTGGGTATTGCATTTATTTGGAAAAATCACTGTAAAATATATTAAAAACATAAAAAGGAGAATATATGAACTTTTTTTCAAATTTCATTAAGTCTAAGGCATCTGATGTAAAGGATAATTTAACTGAAATGCTTGCTCGTTGGGATCCTGAAACAGCAACACAAGCTGAAGTTGATACTATGTATGATGAATTTGTAAATCTTTCGAAGAAACTTGAAAAGGCACGTCAAACAATGGAACGTGAACAGGCTGAGGCTGAAACAATTAAGAAAGCATATAACAAGAAGATGGATATTCTTGATGTTCTTCAAACACGTAAAAGTTCTCTTGATGAAAATTCTGATCCATCTGTTGAACGTGAGATTGACGATGCAATTGCTGAACTCACAAGTACACTTGAAGATTTAATGCCAGATGTTGAACGTGAAATTGAGGAAGCAAAGGAAGCAAAGGAATACTTTGATGAATTATCTTCTGCTGTAAAGGATCTTGGAGATAAAATTAAGACAGCTCGTTCTTCAATTGAAAAGGCTAAGAAGCGTATGGAACGTGCGGAACTTAATGTAAAGAAGGCAAAGGAACGTGAAGAACGTGCTAAGGAACTTGCAGGTCTTAAGAATGCGACAAAGTCAACTGGAGCTGCATTTGATGCATTAACCAGGGCTGCTGAAAAGATGGAAGCTGATGCTGCTGCAGCTAATAATCGTACAAAGCTTCTTGGAGACCTTAATACAAGTAAGAAAACAAATTCACTTATCAGTGAAATTGAATCATCACTTTCAGATACTAAATCTGTAGAACGACCAAAGCTTAAACGTTTTTAATGTAAATATGAGGGTCCTAGGACCCTCATAGGAGTTTTTATATGACTTTAGACGAAGCTATAAATGAATATAGAAATAGATTTACTGGTTTGAAAGATGTTTGTGAAGAATGTTCAAATGAATGTAAACAAATGTATCTATGGCTTATGGAATTAAAAGAATTAAGAGAAACAATGAAAAGGAGTGAATATGTTAAATAAAATCGTTTGTTTTGTTTTAATGTTTTTTCTTACCCCATGTCTAGCTTTTTCTAATGTTCTGTTAGACGATGATAGATTTAGTGTTCTTAAACGTGTTGATGAATATATTTTCATTTTGGATACATCTGGATCAATGTTGATTAAAGAGGGATTTCCTGAATATAAAATTACAGCGGCTAAAGAAATTATGTCAAATATTGTAAAAGATGTTCCATCTAAACTTGATATTGAAAGTTCTTTAGTTACAATTTGTCCAGAAACTGTAGTTTTTAATGGAAAAATTGAAAAAACAATTTCACAAAAACACATGTTAAAAAAGATTAAATCTGTAAAAGAAAATCATGATGTTGTTGGACGAATGACTAATTTAGAAAAGGGTATTTATAGTTTAGATAAGTATCTTAAGGATAATTCAGCTCGAAAGATTGCTATGATTTTAATTACAGATGGTGATTATAATAGGGGTGATAATCCTGTAGATGCAGTTAAACATTTATATAAGAAGTACAATAATGTTGTTTTTCATGTAATTGATTTATCTACTAAGGCTAACGGAAGAAACACAATTGATGAAATTGTCAATTTACATGATGATTCAGTCAAATTTAATGGCAAGATGCATGTTCTTAATGGAAGTGAGTTTGCTCATAATGTAGCAAAATCTGTTATTTATGGAACATTTCCTATAGTAAATGTACATTTTAATTTTGATGAATACAAGTTTAAAGATAAATCAGATAAGAATGTTATTTTAGATATTGCAAATATGGTGAATGAATCATTTCTTGTTGATTCTGTAAATATCAATGGATGGACAGATAGTATTGGTACTGAAAAATATAATGATTCTTTATCAACTAAGAGAGCCAAGACTGTTCATAGTGTATTAGAAAATGATATTTATGAGGTAATTTATACTGGTAATGGTGAATCTTCAATGTTTGATAATAAAACAAGGAATGGAAGAGCATTAAATAGACGTGCTGAAATTTGGTTTTTCTAAAAATAAATCTATAAATTTATATTGAAAGGTTCCTTTAAGGAACCTTTTTAGTTAACAAATGTAGAATAATATTATATAATTTTTCTATAACATTGGAGATATTATATGAAAATAGGTATTTATTTGGGAAGATTTCAGCCTTTGCATATAAATCATGAAAAGATAATTAAGCAGATGATAAATGATTTTGGTTATGATAATTCTATTTTGATAATAGGGAGTGCACATACAAATGATGAAAGGAATCCCTATTCATTGGATGATAGAATTAAAATGATTAAGAATTCTTTTCCAGATATAAAAAATATATTTTATTTAGATGATAATCCTGATGATAGTAAATGGCTTAGTAACTTTATTAAATTGATAAAATCATTTGATGAAACTTTGAGATGCAGGGATGTTACTATTTATGCAGGTAATAAAGAAGATGTTTGGTTTTTAGATTTATCTGAAGAAAGCAGTTCATTTAATATTAGACAGTTTAATAGAACAGAGAATGATTTATCTGCAACAAAAATAAGGAAGGCGTTGAAGGATAAAGATTTTGAATACGTAAAAAAGCATATAAATATATTAAATCATTCTTTGATTATTGGAGATTAGTATGCGATTTAGTAAGTGATTAGTAGAAAAAGAAAATGATATTGTTAAGAAAGTTTTGTCATTAGAGGACCCTAATGATAATGAAGAATATACAAAGAAGATGGTTATTGATAGAATAGAAACTATTTCTAAAGCAATTGATTTTCAAAAAAAGAAAGTTGATGATATTAATGATGATATTCAAAATGGAATATTATCTGATATGTTAAAGAAGTTAAGAAAATGGAAGAATGTTCTTAAAGTTAGATGGCCTAAGGATTCGGATGATGATTTGTCTCCTGTTCCTGCAAAGCCAACACAACCTCCAATTGATATGGGTACAAAAATGCCTATTGATTTATTAGCTAAAATGAATGGTGTTGAGGACGAAGAAGATTCTGATAAAGAAAAACCTAAAAAATAAGGTTGTTTAATTATGAAAATTGTGAAGAAAAATACTAATGTTTCTTATCATTATGAAATATTAGAAGAATATGTTGCTGGTATAATACTTGAGGGATACGAAATAAAACCAATAAAAAGTGGTTTTATTTCTTTTTCTGATAGTTATGTTAGCATTTCAGGTAACAAAGTTATTCTGAAAAACTTTCATATTAATTTAAGAAATAAAAGTATTTCAAATGTATTTTTTGATGCTGGTAAATATGAAACAAGAGATAGACAACTTTTATTAAACAAATATGAAATAGAAAAATTGAAACAGAAAATTTATGAAAAAAGACTTACATTGATTCCTTTAGAAATTATTTTAAATAAATCCTTAATAAAAGTAAAACTTGGTGTTTGTAAAGGTAAAAAACTATATGAAAAGAAAAGGGAATTAAAGGAAAAAGATATTAAACGAGAAATGGACAGAGAAATTAAAAACTATAAATAGAAGTATGTGTTCAAAAGTATAAGATATTTAATCTAAAAATCAAGTAAAGTTTACTTTCTAATATAAAGCAATTAAAATAAAACTAGGTCGATACTTAACTTGCTAAGTATCGACCTAGAAAAACAGTTATATTATTTTGACTCTCTGATTTTTACTTCAAATGAAGTTATTAGAGAGTCAAAAGTAATATCTGTATTTGTAAAATGACATGTGAATATCAACATTATACCTAAAATAATAGGTATAATTATTGAGGTTAATGTCAAGTATCACAAATATAGAACACTGTTTTTTTACTGCATTTAGCAATTTAATGTTATTAGGTGGCATATTAGCACCTCCTAAAAAGATTATCTTGCACAACACAGCTTGATGATTAAATTGATAAAGTCAATATGTCATGTACCAATTATTTTTGTAATAATTCTTAAATCAAGAATGATTAACATGAGAATCAATATCGTATAAAATAATCTATATAAACAATTTAATGGAGGATATTATATAGAGTAGATTAAATTTAATTTTTTGGCGGAGTCTAAATGACTCCATAGAATGTACTACAATTACATTCTATGGAGCATAGAATGACTGATAAATCATTCTTCTAGTTTAACTGTTTTTATTGAATTTATATGTTATATAAAATAACTAATAAATTCAAGTATGATACGAATTATTATTCATAATCATTTCATATGAATGCACCTCCTTATTGGATTTCAAAATTGCATGTATGATCCTACATGCAATTTTAATTTTAAATTTGAGGAAAATTCATTTTATTAGTTACTAAGCTTATGAATTGATTAGAATGGATATGTAAAGCATCACAAATTGATAAAGATTTTAATTATTTTGTATGTTTTAATTGGATATTCAAGAAAATATTATTAGAAAAGTTATATAATTATTTCTAAAAAAGGAGTAGTTATATATGGTTAAATTAAATCGGTTTAATAAAATCTGCTGATTTAGAGCATGGTACATATGAATGAAATGAAAAAATAACATATAACAAGCCTGCTTTGGTTTTCGGACCTGATGGAAATTTATATAAAGCACTTAAATCATCTAAAGGAAAAAATCCTGTTAATAATCCAAATATATGAGAGGATATTTTAACAGAGCTAAATAATATTGTTAACGATATAAAGGAGAATTTATTTCCAATAGGTGGAATATGTGCGTGACCAAGTTTGAATAATTTTCCTAAGTTTGGCACTATTTGATTTGAATGTAATGGTAATAATTTTGATTCTTCTTTATATCCTGAGTTATATTCAATATTGGGTTCATCTAAGCTTCCGGATTATAGGGGATTATTTTTGAGAGGATATGGAAGACAGAGCTTATCTGACAGAGATGTTTATAGTGATTCTATAGGTGTAATTCAAGGAGATGGCATAAGAGTTGAATCAACTAATATTAAGATAAAAAGTGGAAATATGTTTTTATATAGATGATATCAGAGTTTTGATGGAGATGGACCAGATAATGATTACACTGCATGTTTTGGAAATTATATTAGAAAGGGAGCAGCAGTTACTGGAATTGAAATAGGAAATTTAGGTCAGAAAGAAGATAGTACAAGACCTGTTAATACTGCCGTTAGATGGTTGATTAAAGCAAAATAAAATATTATTACATATAATTACTTCTAAAAAGGAGTAGTTATATGGTTAAATTAAGTCGGATTGATAAAATCAAATGATTTGAATCATGGAACATATGAATGGAATTCAGAGCAAACATATAATATACCAGCAATGGTTTTTGGACCTGATGGAAATTTATATAGAGCATTAAAATCATCTAAAGGAAAAAATCCAACATTAAATCCCGATGTATGAGAGGATATAATAAAGAAGATAAATGATGTTGTTATACAAGTAAGGGACAGTGCATTTCCAATTGGACGGTATATGTGCATGACCAAGTTTATTTAATTTTCCTGGTTTTGGTATAACATGATTTGAATGTGATGGATCTGAATATGATACATCTGTTTATTCTAGTTTATATTCAGTATTAGGTTCAAATAAGTTACCAGATTTTCGAGGATATTTTTTAAGACGGATATGGTGGTGATTCTGGTGAAATTTTAGTTCATCAAGATCAGATGGTTGGGGAGCATGATCACATTGTATCTATATGAAATGGTGATGGATATGGAAGTGGAACACCAGCATTCGATGTCACACATTCTCCATGAGGACCAGTGAAATTTAGGACAATACCAGGTAATAATATGGGAGAGGAAACAAGACCTGTAAATAAAGCTGTAAGGTGATTAATTAAAGCCGAATAAATAAACATAAAAAGGATTTTATGTTTATGAAAAGAGGTGGTTCAAAAGCAAAAGGTTCATCATGAGAAAGACAAATAAGTAAGTTATTGACAAAATGATTGACAGGTCAAGATAAAGAATATTATTTTTATAGGTCTCCAGGAAGTGGAGCTGTATCTACAATAAATTATGGTAATAAAACATTGTCTGGTGATATTATTGCAATAAAGCAAGAGGCGAGTTTTTTTACTGAGATATTTAATATAGAAGCTAAAAATGGATATGAAGGAGCTTCTTTTGATAAATTTTTAAAAGAAAACAAAAATGATATTTTACTTAAATTTTGAGAACAATCTGTAAGAGATGCCAAACTAGCTGATAAACATCCATTAGTTTTATTTAAGAAAAAAGGTCTCCCAAACCCTTGAATTGCATTTGATAAGAATGTATATGACAAAATTTATAAATATATAAATAAAACCAGACATATGATATTAAATTATGATATTGATGTATGTGTTTGTTTTATGAATTTTTCTGACTTTTTAGATATAATGAGTCCCGAAAGAATAAAGGAATTATTTAAATGTACTTAACGATTAATATAAATACTGAAATGTTTGCTGATTATGTTTTCTTATTTATTTTATTGGGTCTTGTTGAAAAAGACAATGAAGATTTCTTATTAAATAAATCAGAAGCATGAAATAAATTAATTGATTTAATAGATCAGAAAAATATGAAAGTTAGTTTAATGCAAAAGTTTTTCAGAATAAAATCATCAAGAAGATCTAAGTTTAATAAATTACAGAAGATAATGTATTCTGATTCTGAAGGAAAAGTTAATCTAAATATAATAAATGATAAGAATATTTTCGTATCGGAATCTATAGATAAAACGTCTGATATATCGATAGATAATATCGTTAAAGAAACATTAAAGTTGGTGATTCCTAATAATGTTTCGTTTACAGATAAAGATTTAAAAGAAATAACAAAAAAAGTTAAGAAAAAATTAAATAAAAAATAGGGAGACAAAGGATGTTTGATTCAAATTGAGATTCTCAATGAAATAGATTTTCATCAAATGACAATGAAAGAATAGATATTAATAATTTAGTTAATGAACAATTTGAAACTGATGTTCCCGGATTATATGCTGATGCTATATATAAGAAAGGAACAGAAAGTTTTCCGTGTTTTGATGTAACAAGAAATAATTTTTTTAATAATATGGAACAATTTAGAAGAAGAATTCGTTTAGATGGAAAAGCACAACAATATATGCAAAACACAAGATATAACAAACCATTTTATATTAGATTTACAGATGAAAATAATAAAGTGTATGTTAGAAAAATAAAGTAATAGTTGTGGAACATAATTTTTTATAAATGAAACCTATCAACTAGTTGATAGGTTTTTTAATTATGTTTATCAAGTGTTTAGTTGATGTTAAAATGATAAAAACAAAAATAAAGGTGGATTAATATGTCATTTGAAGAGTCCAATATTATTGATGTGAATCAAGAATCTCGTATGTTAATGTTATTTGGTGAAATAAATGAATCAAGTTCATTTGGTGTTACTCAAGGTTTATTAGAGTTACAAGCAATGGATCCAATGAAAGATATTTCATTTATTATTAATTCTCATGGAGGTCATATTGATGATTGTTTAGCTATTATTGATGTAATGAATTGTATAAAACCTGATATTAGAACAATCGTTATTGGTAAAGCAATGTCAGCAGGAGCATTTATTGCGATTAATGGAACAAAAGGAAAACGATATATAACTGAAAATTCTCGTTTAATGTTACATTCATTATCAACAAGTGTTTCCGGTTCATTTAATGATATTCAAGTTGATATTGAAGAAGTTACAAGATTAAACGATAAATTAATTGATATTATTTCTACAAATGCCAAGTTATCTAAAAAAGATGTAAAAGATTTAATTAAGCGAGATAGATACATTTTACCTCAAGAAGCAATTGAATTTGGTTTATTAGATGGTATTGTTAAATCAATTCAATAGAGAGATTATATATGTCTTTTAAAGATTTCATAAAAAAGAAGAAAAATTGTGCAATAGATTTCGATGGAGTAATACATTCATATCATAAAGGATGATATGATGGTTCTATATATGGTTATGTTATTCCTGGAGCTAAAGAAGCAATTGATAAGTTAAGGGATGATTATAATATAATCATATATACAGCTAGAATAATAGGAAATCCGGATGCTATATATGATATAGAAAAATTTTTAATTGATAACGATATCTATTATGACGAAATAAAAGAAAAGATTATTGCTGACTTGTATATAGATGATAGAGCAATAAGAGTTGACCCAGAAAATAATTATAAGTGAGAAGATATTTGAGATCAGGTCAATTTAATAAAAAGAAAGAAATAAAGCGAGGTCATATATGTTATTTTTGGATATGTCCAAAGATGTAAAAAATTATATGATTGGTTCTTATAAAAATATGTGTTTAATAGATATAATAGATGATTTTCAAAATTCAATTCAATGTAAATATCATGGTCGTCAATTAGAATATAATTTAAAACATATTATAGTAAATGAACTTATAAAACGAATTAAATATTATTCTTTTGATATTAAAGAATTTATAATATTAAACAATCATGTCTATCTGTTTTCTGTATATAAAAATATAGCAAATAAGAATTCCATTATATTAAGATTTTATTATGATTCTTTTAATATTTTATTAGAAGAATTTTGGCCTAATTTGGAGTTGTCATATAAAAAATATTACTGTAAGGTATAAAGGAGAAAAATATGGCTAGAAAATCAAAAGAGGAAGTAGAAAATCAAGAAGTTGACAGTTCGAAAAACACTCTAAAAAGTCTTCGCGATATTATAAGTAAAAAGCTTAAAGGTGCTCATGTATCTATTATGTCAGAGAGTGATATAGCTTCTAGAGATGATTATATCATGACACCATCTTATGATCTAAATAGAATATTAACCGGAGATTTGCTTAAGGGAATATATTCAAAAACATTGAATTTGATTGTTGGTCCGGAACATTCATTTAAAAGTTCATTTGCTGCATTATGTTTAGCAAATGCTCAAAGAGCTGGATATACAGTAATTGTTATCGATACAGAAGGTGCATGGGACTCTAAGTTTCTTTCAAGATGGGGTTTAGATCCAACTAAAGTTTTATATGTTTATACTCCATGGGTAGATGAAATAAAAACAGCATTAGCTAATATTCTTGAACAACCGGGAGAAAAATATGCAATTGCTCTTGACTCCGTTGGTGGTATAGAAAAACGTAAAGTAGTTGATGATGCTGTTGCTGGTGACCCAAAACAAGATCAAGGCGGCTTAGCAAAAGAAATCAAACCTTTAATGAAACTTTACAGCAATATAATCAAAGTAAAAAATAGCATTGGTATATTAACTGGGCATTATTATGGTTCACCTGGTTCATATGGCGGTGGTGATGAAATTGGTGGTGGTAAAGCAGTAAAATATATTCCAGATACTATTATCAGTCTTAGAAAGTCAAAAATTTATGATAATGAAAAAAATGTCATAGGAAATAAATTAACAGCAATTACACTTAAAAACAGATTATATCCTCCATTCAATGAAGGAACAATTGAAATTGACTTTATAAGTGGATTAAATAGATTTGCTGGATTAGCTGATTTAGCGGTTGAAGCGGGTATTATATCAAAAGGTGGAGCTGGTTGGTATACATGAATTAATAAAGAAACCGGTGAGGAATTGAAAGTTCAGGGTGAAGCAAAACTTGTAAAGTTATTTGAAGAGAATGAAACTGAACTAATTAAGGAATTAAATTCATTTATTGAAAAAACAGGATTTAGTACAATAAATGAAGAATTGAAACAGGCAGAAGCATTGATTGTAGATAAATCTAGTTTACCTGATTCTATTGATGAATAAAAAAAGGAGGGTTAAACCCTCCTTTTTTACATATTATTTTCCATTTCTGTTAATTTTTTATTAAGTTCTTCGGCTTCTCATTTAGACATATAACCTTTACAATTTTGTAGTCTTATTCATCATTTATTTTTATAACAATTTTCAGCTTTTACATCACCACCACAGGATTGTGTTAAACCTCTACATACTCCAGGTATTATATAATCTAAAATATTAAAGTTTCTATCATTGATAGCTTGTCCTATATGACTTATAATATCCTTAAAGAAATTTAATATTCCGGATTGAAAAAATGATTTTTGAATAAATAAACAATTTTCTGCATAAATGCTTCCGCCATTATGAGCTCAAGCTCCGAATCCTCTAACTGTAAAATAATCTTTGTGAGATCAATTTTCTATTTTACAGTTTTTCATATATAGAGATATTCCATCTTGTACTTCTGGACCGCGTCTTCCAAAATTTTTAATGACACAATTTTCTAGATAAACTGTACCATATTGAAGTGAATCAGGATCTCCACTTCCGGCAAAGAAAAGCTTTACCGAACATTTTTTATAACTGTATTATATATTTTACATGTTGGTTGCTGAACACAACTTAAAGCTTCGTCCTGTTCATCTAATTCGACATTTTTGAAATCTATAAGAACATTTTCAATTATTGCATCTTCCGTCATTACTCTTAGTCCATCACCTTTATCTTCAAATGGACTATATATTTTTTCATTTCGAATAACTCTTGTTGTCATGTTCTATATATTTTCTCTCTTAAAATAGTTTATCTCAAACATCAAATGTCATACTACGCACTTTATATTTAAATATATAATATTTATCACACTCTATATATACAGCTTTTGAATTTCTATTAAATGCTTCTTTTATATTTACTTTTTTGTAGTATTTTTTTACAAAGTGAGTAGCCAGATCAACACTTTTATCTTTTAATTTTGCTAGAACATCTTCAGGTTCTTGCTTTATTCCATACTTATCTAAAATATCTAACTTAAACCCAGGTTCTTCAGCAAATCAACCTTTTCTAAGCTCAATTTCGAAACCACCATCCTTCTGATATTCATTATTAATTGTAAGTGTTCCGTTACGACGTCTTAATACATACATATATACTACAAATAACTTAATTTTATCATCATTGTCTTTATAATACAAAGCAAGATCCTTTGAAATAAAAGTTTCATCATCTAAAAGAGGGCATATATACGTATTAAATTTACCAACAGGCAGTATTGCATATTTATAATTAGCATAAGTCTTTGCGACCTTTTTATTTACTGTGCATTCTAAACAATTATCATATAGTTTCGTATTAAAAACCTTTTTAAATCCACTATTAACAACATTAACAACATCCTGTATTGTTTTATAATTTATATGTTTTTCTTCTGATGTTTTAATTGGAGCAAATTTTTTAAGATTTGGAGCATACTCAAGACTAGAACTCTTAAATAACAAATCATTTTTATCTACTTGATTTAAAAATGGTTCATATTCTCTTTTAATTATCTCTACCTTTTTATCGAGATTCGTAGCTTCGTTCATTATTAAATATTCTTGAAATCTCATAATATAAAACCACCTTCTATTTTAATTTTATATAATTATGAGAAATTCTATTTTTAATTGAAAATAAATTAGGTCAAACATTATCTAATATGCCTTTTGAATATTCCAAAACATAATACTTATCACAATCTATCATTATTTCATTTTTGGATTCTATAGCTTTTTTAATATTCCCTTTAATATAATATGTTTTTATAAAATGTGCAGATAATTTATCAATTTTATCTTTTAATTTCACAAATATATCATTTATTTCTGGCTTAATATCATATTTCTCTAATACATCTAATAATTTATTTGCTTCTAATACAGGTAATATATTAAAATATCTTACAGAAGCTTGCAATGCATATGTATATGCAATAAATAAAGCTATATCATCATCTTTAGGTTTACTATTGAGTCCCGAAAATAAATCATGTATATATGGACTCCAATATGCTTCATATTTCCCAACAGGAAATACAATATATACATTACCATATATTTTCGTCTGATCTTTATTGCCTGAACAAAAAACACATTCCGAACGAGCTTTTGTATTATATACATGCTTAAATCCCAAATCAAATAAATTATGAACATGAATATTTGTATTTCGTGGAACTCGATTCTTATTAACCTTTATAGGAACAAATTTATTCGGAACATCATCAGATCATAAACCTCTATATAATATATGATCTTTATCAATATCATTTAAAAAGTCCGAACATTCCTTTTTTATTATTGATATCTTATCTGATATTGTCTCTTCATTTAAGTACGTATATAATCTCATAACAATCTCTTTTTATTTTTTATTTATTTTATATAGAAGCTATAAATAAAAATAAAAGTAAGGAAGTTAAGTAATGAGATTTTGAAGATATCTAAGTGAATATAAATATTTCAAATCATCTTCTGATAGAGATTTTCCATATTCTGAAAGAACTCCCGTTATTGTATTTAAACCGAATGAAGTTTATAAAAAAGTAGGTGAAACTCATGGAGAATTTTCACATTCAATAAAACATTTCAAAGAGTTCTTATCCAGCAAACAAGATTTTATTTTTAATTCATTTGAAAACATATTATCTAATAAAAATTATCATTATTATCTTGCAAAATTTAATAAACAGGGTAATATTGTTAGAATAATGGATACAGATTTTGATATTCGTCAAAAAACTACAATTGATATGTTATTAACAACTTTAGATCTTATTCAAGATAAAGTAATAAATAAAATCAAACTCATGGATGTTGAACAAGAGTTATATGATAAGATATATGATGTATTAAGAAACGAATATAATAAAGTAGCACATGATCTTATAGATAAAGCGATTTACTTAGATCAGAATGTTGAAACATTATATAAAAATTATATTGAATCTCCAAATGATGCTGAATTAAAGAAAGAAGTTGAAGAATTGAAAAGTAAGGTAAACTCTACCAAAATTATAAAATTTGAACATAATAGTAGAAACAGATTAACAACACTCGTTTATAATTTTAATGATTCAACATTAATTGTAATGGAAAGTCTTGGTAAAGTTGGATTAACAATGTATAAAATGATTAAAACACAAACCACAGTAGCAGATGCAAAAAATGCATTACTTAATAAGTATCCAGATATTAAAGATTGAATCGTATATTTCATGCCCTAATGAATTAAAAAAGTATTTACAGATATAGAACTCCTTGATAATATTAACGTATCAAGGAGTTCTATTATGTTTAAATGTATTATGTTTACTGATTTACATATGGGTGTTCATAATCATAACAACATCTGATTAGATGCATCTATTGTATTAGCTAATGAACTAAAAATGAAATGTCAAGAGAATGACATTGAAGATATTATATTTTTGGGAGATTTTTTTCATGATAGAAAAAGCATAAATTCTAATGTTTTATGATATGCAAATGAGTTTTTTGAGATATTATCAGATATTAAGATTCATATAATTATAGGAAATCATGATACATATCTTAAAAATTCATTGGAACCCCATTCGCTTAGATCATTTAATAAGTTTAGTAATGTCAATATAGTAGAAGATGTATGTAAATTGAATGAATATATATCATTGATTTCGTGAAACAAAGATTTTTCTAAATGTGATACACCATATATATGTGGACATTTTGACATTGCTGGATGTGAGATATCAAGTAATTTTACCGAAAGTAAGGAAACATTAAAAATATCTGATTTTAAAAAGTTCAAAGAAGTTTTTTCCGGTCATTTTCATAGTCCAAATAAAACTAAAAATATTTTTTATATAGGTTCTGTAATGCCATTTACATTTGCGGATGTTAACTCCCCAAGGGGTTATTATATAATGACATTTACAGATGAGTTAAATAAATCGTTTATTGAATTTACATCTTGTCCAAAATATGTATCTATAGATATTAATGAGGATATTAACAATTTCGATATTAATGGTAATATTATTAAATTAGTATATGATAAGGAGTTATCATTAAAAGATAATGAATTATTGATGTCTAGGATATGGAATAAAAAACCTTTATCTGTAACAACTGATTTTAGGAATGTTGTTGAGGAGGATGAAGATGTAGGAGTAGTAGATACAAGTTTTAAGAATACCAAGGAAATATTATTGGATTATATTGATAAAATAAAACTTCCAGACCATATAAAAAAGAAGAATTTAGTTGGATTTATTAATGATATTTTAGAAAAATAGGAGAATTTGTTATGAAATATGAAGATGTTGAAGATTCCGTTGTCGAACTTTTTAATAAGGTTAGAACAGATTACAATTTTTCTGATGTTTCAGATGCTAAATTTAAGCTTGTTTACAGAAATAATAGAAAAGGTAAAAAACAATTCATTGTAATTGCTGAAATTTGCGCAACCAATGATATGATTAGATTTTTAACTTCTGATCAAATTGAAGAGGGATATGACTATATTATTATAATTGATAAAAATATATTTAATGCATTAGATGAAAATGATAAAATCAGGGTTCTTCGTCATGAATTACGTCATACTGATGTTGTCGTAAATGAAAAATCAGGTAAGATTATCTATACTACACAAAAGCATTCTATAGAAGATTTTTATGAAGATGTAACTATTGAAAGTCAAGCTGGTGGAGATATGCGTTGGAAGGAACGATTAAGTTCAATTGCAGAATCCATATATGAAGAACTAGATGAAAAGAAAAAGCAAGAAAAGAAATCTAAGAAAAAGTAAAACAGGGGGCATTAAGCCCCTTTGTTAAAGGTGTTTATATATGAAGTTAGAATTAATATCAGTGGAATTTAGAAATTTCTTTTGTTTTGGCAATAAATGACAAAAAATAGAATTTGATGAAGGTATTAATCTTATTACCGGATATAACACAAATACATCTAAATCTAATGGAAGTCGGTAAAAGCTCATTTATCGATTCTATTATATTTGGCTTATTTGGTGAAACAACAAAGGATTTAACAAAAGCTCAAATCATAAACTGAAAAAATAAAAAAGAATGTGAAATAAAAATAACCTTTAATAAACTTGATGTTAATTATATTATACATAGAGGTCTTAAACCCAACTTCATCAAAGTTTATAAAAACGGTACAGAACTAGATCAATTATCTAGTCTCCCAGAAATGCAATCTTTCATAGAATCAAACATACTAGAAATGGATTATGATACATTCATATCACTAATCCACTATAATCCAACAACATCTAAATCAATATTCAATGTTCAAAAAGCACAAAAACGCTCATTCATAGAAAAAATATTTGGATTAGAAATATATTCGCAAATATCAGATAAATGTAACAAAAAACTATCACTAATCAATAGCAAAATAAACGAATCTTCAAGAATCATTGAAGTACATCAATCACATCTTAATAAAATAAATGAAGAATATGAATCTAATTTCAAAGCAATTAAAATAGAAAAAGAACAACGCCAACAAAAAATACAAGAACTAATAAACTCAAAAAACAATATTTCATTAAATGATATATCTGAATACGAAAACAAAAAAGAACTTCTACAAACAAAAATAAATGAATTCAAACAACAAATATCTAACATAAATAATGAATTATCATTTTTCAAAAATGAAAAAAATAATCTTAATATAGAAAAAATATCATTTAACAACAAACTTTTTTACAAACTTTCAAGAAAAATTCACTGAATCAAAAAACTCAACCTAGATACATCAGATATAGAACTTCTAATCAAAGAAAAAACATCTGATATATCAAAACTAAATGAACAACACAAATCATATGAACTAAAAAAACAGGATTTGTCTAATAAATTAAATAACTTAAAAAAATTAGAATCAGGTATATGTCCTATGTGTGGGCATGATATTGATGCTGAGAATTTAAGTTTAGAGATTTCTAAAATAGAAAAAGAGATTAAGGATATTGATTGTGAGATTGGAATTGTATTAGCGAGTATAGCTGAATGTAATTCGAAGATTGAGATGACTGAGAATTTTATTTCTAAAAAGAGAAAGATGTTTAATAGATTGAATTCTTATAATAACAAGTATATTGAGATGACTGAGGATAAACTCAAATATGATAAGTGATTAGAGAATAAGGACAAATTTGATGTATTGAGTGAGAATATTATTAATAAAACAAATGAGTTATCTAAGTTAGAATCAGATTTAATTAAGTATGAGAAGATGTTGACGAGGGTTGATATAGAAATAGATAAAGATAGGGAAAGTAGAGATAAACTTGAAAAGATAGAGGAAGAGATAAAGCTTGAAACATATATGTATGAAAACATGTATAATGATAATCAAATGAAGACATTGCATGAATCTCATGAAGCATTGCAAAGACTTCAATTAAAGAAAATAGATGAAGAACAGAAAGCATTAGATAAGTATAAGGATTTATTGGATTATTTTGAGTTTATAAAGAAGATATGTAAGGATGAGCATGTAAAGCAATATGCGATTAGTAATATTGTTCCATATTTGAATAAGCAAGTTAATAAATATCTTGCTGATGCATCATTTGATTTTTATTTAAAGTTGGATGGATGATTAAATGCTGAGGTTAAAGGTGTTGGTATTAGAGATGCTGGATTCGGTAATTTAAGTTCAGGTCAGCAAAAAACAACGAATTTAGCGATGATTTTATCATTTTTGGATATATGTAAAATGCAATCATCTATATTTCCAGATATTTTGTTATTAGATGAAATATTAGATGGTGCTATAGATTCATCTACATTAACTCAAATGTTTAATATTATAGCTAAGAAGCAGAAAGAAGACAAGTTAAAATTGTTCATTGTAACACATAGAAAAGAAATAAGCGAATTAAGTAATATTGATAATATATATCAGATAGAAATGAAAGATGGATTTAGTACAGTAACTAAAAAGGAGAGATAGATGAAAATTGCAGGTACACAATATACTTTAGATAAGAATTCATTCGAGATATATTTGTCTGGATGTCGTCATAGGTGTTCGGAAAATTGTCATAACAAGGAATTATGAGATTATATGATAGGTGATGATTACAATGAAGATTGTTTTAATAAAATTAAAGAAAAATTAGAAAATTTCGGAGATATTGTAGATAAAATTTCAATATTTGGCGGAGAACCATTAGATCAAAACATAAATCAATTATATGATTTCTTAAAAGACATGAAGTCATTAAATAAAGAGATTTGATTATTTACATCATATGAGTTATCCGATGTTCCTGAAAATATTAAAGGTTTATGTGATTATATCAAAACAGGAACATATGATGAATCATTGAAGTGTGAAACAGAATCATATGGATATATATTAGCATCCTCTAATCAAAAAATACATAAAATAAGCTAATTGAAAAATGGGAGAATTAATTCTCCCATTTTAGCATATAAGTTATAATATAAATAATTATATAAATATTGAGGATTTTAATGTGAGATTTATTGAATATATAAATGAAAGAGAGTTAGTTTCTAAAGAGTTGTCTCGAGATAAAGCAATGAAATTAATTGAGAAGAATTGTTCAGAAATTCTTTCTTTTTATGAAAAGAATCAAAATGTTTTTTTATATAGACGGAATATATACAGATTCAGATGATGACGCAATGTATACGATTCCAAGTAATAAGAGAAAACCTGTAGATTCAAATATTAAAAATCATGAATGACTTGATAATGGATTTAAGAAGGTATATGGTGATAAAGTAAGATCAAATGCTGTATTTTGTGTTAAAAATATAAAAACAGCGCGTAATTATGGCGAACCATATATTATATATCCAAAAAATGGTTTTAGATTTTATTATAGTAATGAAATAGAAGATGTATATATTTCTGATTTCTTTTATGATAATGCTGATAGAATAACTGATAAAAACATAAAAGCAGCATTTTTATATATTATATTGAATAAAGATGACAATATATGTTCTGCTAAAGTGTATGATGAAATATTAAAGGATAAATTTGGTGAGTTTGATTCAGACAAGGATAAGTTTCCGAAATATATAAAATATATTGAAACTAAGTATCCAAAAGCAGCAGAGGAATTTGTTAAGAAATATTATAAAAGATCTACAAATTTGAATGATATAAAAAATTTAGGTGATAAGAATGAGATAATGTTAATATGTAATGGATATTACTCAATTAAAACAGAATAAAGGGGATATTATAATGAGATTTATTGAATATATAAATGAAAGAGAATTGATTTTTAAAGAGTTGTCTCGAGATAAAGCAATGAAATTAATTGAGAAGAATTGTTTAGAAATTCTTTCATTTTATAATTCAAATCCTAATATTAGATTATATAGACGGAATAGATTCTGAATTAGAGGCATTATATACAATTCCTAGCAATAAGAGAAAACCTCTAGATTTAGATATTAAAAATCATGAATGACTTGATAATGGATTTAAGAAGGTATATGGTGATAAGGTAAGATCAAATGCTGTGTTTTGTGCTAAAAATAAGAAAGCAATATATGGTTATGGTGAACCATATATTATATATCCGAAAGACGGTTTTAGATTTTATTATAGTAATGAAATAGAAGATATATATTACAAAAAGTTTTTCACACATAGTTTGCGTTTTGTAGAGGATGAAGAACTGCAAGCATGTTTACTGTTATTCATGTTAAATGAGGCAAGTTATAACGATAAATTAATAGGAAAAAGTAACGCATATCATAATATATTAAAAGATAAGTTTGGCGAGTATAATAATAAAAATATTAAAGATTATATAAAATATATTGAAAAGAAATATCCTAAATCAGCAGAGACGTTTGTTAAGCGATACTATAAAAAATCAACAAATTTAAATGATATAAAAAATGTAAAGTCCAGAAATGAAATAATGATAATATGTAAGGGTTATTATTCAATTAAAGCATAATAAAATATATTTTGTATGGAGATAGTCGATGCCTGTTTGAAAAGATATAGATGTTTGGTTGAGACAAAAGCGTGATGGCGATATAATGGAAATGCATGATGTTAATGCAATAAAAAATTCTTTATATAATATATTATTAACTAGACCCGGTTCAAGAAGAATGTTGCCTGAATTTGCATCATTATTATATGAGTTATTATTTGAACCTATGGATGAGTTAACGACACAGAAACTTAGAGAATGTATATTTGATTCCATACAAAGATGAGAAGATAGAATAATAATACAGTCATTAGATGTTGTTCCTAACTATGACACTGCGACATATAGTGTTTCTTTGTTATTTAAGTTAAGATCGGCAGATTCTGAAGTTTATTCATTTAATCAAATATTAGCGGCACAATAAATAGGGAAAATATTGAGATTTTATATGATTAAAAACTCCTTGAAATTTCAAGGAGTTTTTTCTTTTTAAGAACCACTATATTTTAGTAATCTTTGTCAATTTGGAACGCCTGAAGTTTTTATTTTTAGTGCTAGAATAAAACTTCTCATTGATATTACTTTATTGGATTCAATTTTTGTTTTTTCTTCTAGATATTTGAGTACTTCCATTTTATCTTCCATAGATTGATCTTTTTCTATATTAGGAAGTATTGTTTGAATTCTTTTGATTATATCTTGTTGTTTTAGTGTTATATCGATAATCATTGAACGTGATTTAATTGCATCATCTATTTTTGAAGCATGCAAATTTGATATAAATATAACTTTTCCATTGAAATCAAACTGATTTGGATATTTAATCTTTGTACTTGTTGGATCTGTTTTTAATTTTAATTCTATATCATTATATAATTCTTTTCGTTCTTTTGATGATAACAATTGTACATTTGTTGTCATCGGAGATATTCAAGAAATTGATCTTGAATCATATGAATCTAAAGCTGCTTTAAGAATATTAACACCATCGGGATTGGAAAATACAGAATCACAGTCATCGAATACGACTAATGAGTTTCTATTAACGAAGAGAGTGGAATATAGACCTAACGTTGATGTTTTACCCTTAACAATTGTTCAATTTTTATTCTCAGGTCCTAATCTTTTACTTAAAACTTCTTTAACAATATGTGTTTTGCCTATACCTGGCATACCAGTTATTAATAATGATGGTTGATTTCCTATAGCAACGACTGTAACTAAGTCTTTTAAATCTTCGAAGACCGTATCAACATCAGCATATTGAATATTATCGAGAAGTGTTTGACTTTTTTCTATTGATTTAGTTAAAGTTGATTGTTCTGGACTCCCGATCTGTTACTTGAATTTTTCTAGGTCTTCCTCTTTTTCTTTTAACTGGCTGCTCATCTTCGTTTAATTCTATTGAACCAGGAGCCATAGCGAATGCTTGAACTACAGTATCAATTGATTGTAAAATATTGAAATTATCAGGAAAATAAACTGTTTTATCTGGCTTATTAAGATTTTTTAATGAGTTTCATATATCTACACTTGTAAATGTTGATTTTAGATCATCTTTTTTGAGTCAGTTAAAGCGTATCATTTTTCCATTATTTGTTATATATCGTGCTCCATAACCATCTCTACCATCTGATGACTTGAATTCTTCTAATCCTAATGGATATAGATTTTCTCCTATTTTCTTAGATATAACAGATTTTATTAGTTTTTGTGCATCAGATGACATTTTGAAAACAGCGGCTTCAGACAAATAATATTGTAATCTCATTTATCATTTCCTTCTTTATAAATATATCAGATATAATTATTTATAAGAGGATTTAATGAGATTTTCTAATTATATAAAAGAAAGTATTAATGATGTTGGTATATTTAAGGCTATATTTATGGGTGGAACTCCTGGAGCTGGAAAATCTTATGTGATATCTAAAATATCATCAGGAAGAATAGAGCCCAGAATTGTTAATACCGACAAATTTACTGAGTTTATTGGTAATGGATATAATGTTGATTGGGATGTTTATGGTTCTAAGATAGAAACATTAACAAAAAAACAATTTATTCATTATATTAATGGTATTTTACCATTATGAATAGACAGTACTTCAAATAATCCATTAACAATGTCAAGAAGATCACGGAATTTTGAAAAGTATTGGATATGATGTTGGTATGATTTGAGTGGAAACTGATTTAGAGGTAGCAATTGATAGAGCTAAAAAGAGAAAACGTTCAGTTCCAGAAGATTATATCAGACTTATACATAAACGAACATTGTCATTAAAAAATCAATATCGTGAAATATTCCAATATTTTAAGATAATAAAAAACAATGACGGTGAACTTACAAATGATGTAATAAATCAAGCATTCAAATCAACATATAGTTTTTATACTGAACCGATAAAAAATAAAGATGGTATACGATTATATAATGCAATGAAAGAAAAGAATGTGAAATATTTAACGGAATTGCATGAAAGTGTTTCAAATAATTTGAAAAAATTAGTGAATACATGATATATGCTCGATATGGAAAAGAATGCTAAACTTTGAATATTGGGAAAAGATTTTAGAAAAGGTTAACAATTTTAGAAAAATTGATATAATTTTCATAAAAGGAAACATAAATGGAAATTATATATTTGGTGGGATTACCTGCAGTAGGGAAATCAACATTTATTACTAAAAATTTTCCTAATCATTATGTTGTATCTAATGATATTATTATCGAAGAATATGCTAAGCAATATAATATGAAATATAATGAAGCGTTCGGGAAATTGTCTTCAAAAGAAGTTAAAAGGGAATGTAAAAAACGTTTTAACAAAGCAATAGAAAAGAATTATAATATTGTTATAGATAATACAAATCTTACTGTTCGTTCGAGACAGTTATATGAACATGAAAATTATAGAAAAGTTGCTTATGTTTTTAATATATCTGAAGAAAAACATAAGCAACATATAGAAAAAAGATTGAAAGAAACAGGAAAATATGTTCCTGAAAGTGTTATAGAGCAAATGAAAAATATATTTGTTTATCCCTCAAAAGAAGAAGGATTTGATGAAATTATAAATGTCTAAATTGCATTAAGAAATTTCGTTATAATTTTCTTTAATCTATTTGTCTCTGATTTATTTCATCCTAATTCATTTTGCTCATTTGTAAAATATTTTTTATATAATCAAATAGCAATAGGATGTCTAGCATCTATATTTTCATTGAGTTTGTTTATATAATCATTAAAATCAGAATCAAACATATTTCTTAGATACAATTTTGCTTCTAAAGCTAACATCGGTTGTGGATAATTAAAAAATAATTCTAAAATTTTAATTTTATTTGTCTTTTTTTCATCAATTAAGAATATATTAAGTTTATTTAGTGTTTCCATATTAACCTCATTTATATGCTTATTTATTTGGAGATATGTATGAAATATTTAGCTGTTGGAGATATACATCGGAAGGTTTGATAGATTAGAGAAAGCTATCAATGATTTAAAAGATAAAGGAACTGATTATCAATTTGTGTTTTTAGGGGATTATATTGATAGGGGTCCCCAATCAAAAGATTGTATTGATTTATTGATTGATTTTAAGAAAAAACGTCCAGAATCTATATTTCTATTAGGTAATCACGAAGAATTTGTTTTAGGTATGTATTGTAGAGAACTTTTACAAAAAGATTCTGCATTGATATATGAGACAAAACTTGATATAAGTAGAATATGAGCAAATAATGGAGGGAATAAAACATTAGCATGTTATGAAAATAGAATGATTTCTGATGAACATTTGGAATTTATTAAATCGTTAAATTATATATATCAACAAAGGCGATTAATATTTGTTCATGCTGGAATCAATAAAACTAAACCATTAAGTGAAAATACAACAGAGGATATATTATGAATTAGAAAGCCATTTGGATTCAAGTATGAGCAACAAAGAATCGTTGTTCATGGACATTCTATTGTAAGAAAGGTATTTTTAGATACAGTGGAGAATTCAATATGTGTTGATACAGGAGCTATTCTTGATGATGGTAAGTTGTCTGTCTTAGAAATAGAAGATAATCAACATGTTTTAAATGTACATGAGTACAAATAGGAGAATTTATTATGAAGTTTTTACTGGGATATTTTTACACATTCGTTTCTACTTTTGTTTTTACATGTGGTATTTTTTCTCTTTTAATAAATGACTATACATTCACAAATTTAGGCATGGCTGTTTATGATGCTGTAGGCGGAAGACTCAGTGACTAATTTACTATGATTCGTTGTGTTCTCATGTTTTCTATTATATCCAACAACTTTAGATACGGATGTAATAGAAAACATACCAATAGATAATAAGATATTAACATATAATATTGGAGAATTTAACGAAACATATGAATTATATAAAACATTAACAGATATTCTTATAAAACATAACATATATTCTGATGAACTTTTGTTTTTATTATTGGGGATTTCAGCTGTTGAAACATATAATGGACAATATCTTAATAATCCAGTAGCAAGGGGATTATTTCAGATAGAACCGAAAACAGCGGAATTTACACTTAAAAAGGCTCAGAAAAATGAAGAATGACTTGATTTATTAGAAGCAACATCATGAGATGGAATATCTTTAAGAAAACAACTTAGAGATAATCTTGAATATCAAGTTATTATGTTATATATGACACTTCAAGTTAAAGGTGTTAATATATCAAAATTGCAATTAAATAGAAATAATTTAGCAGAAATATGAAAGAAATATTGAAACACATACAAAGGCAAGGGAACAACAAATCAATTTAAACGAAGATGAAAAGAATTAAATATAGATAAAATAAAACAACAACATATCATAAATAATTTTAGGAATGAAAATGGAAAAACCAATAAAAAAGAAAAATAAGAAACATATCATAAACCAAAATGAATTTAAAGAACGATTTATAAAAAATGTAAATAAACAATTAAAAAATGGAATTAATGTTATTTCATATAGAGAATTAATTGGTGAAGGTATGTCGCAAGAAACATTTTGAGATGTTATAAATCAGTTTACTGAAAATGGGTGAAAAATAAACATAGGAGAATTTGACATAGAAGTCATATAAATGGATTTATATATGGAATTTCAAGAAGTTAAAGAAAAATTTATAGATGGATTTATATTAGATAGACCATATAGAAGAATACAACTTTTAATTAATGGTCATGAATCATCATGAAAAACTGATATAAAAGATGAAATCATTGCTGATGAACATAATCTTCGTTCGTTTGTTTCTTTTATAAAAAAATTTCTTGATTCCGAAAAAATAGATAGACCATACTCAATATATAATGCTAAAAGAGAAGGTTTAACAACACCTGAAGATACGAAAATATATATTAAAGATAGAAAAATATTGGAAAAGCATTTAACAAATCTAGCTAAAAAATTGTAAGGAGTTCTATATGGATATTAATAATTGTAAGGAGTTCCATCATATGAATATTAATAATCTGAATTATGTGGAAAAATGAGCAGCAAGAGATGAAGAAGGACGATATAGGGATATTATTGTTATAAGTGATAATGAGCCTACAATAATGATGGGAAGATGAGATTGACGAGACAATAATAATTTCTGGTCATTAGGTCCTAATCAATGTAATATAAGTATCAGACCGGGTGAAAAGAAAAAAATCAAAGTTTTCATGATTCCAGCAGAATAAAATTATATTAAAAAACCTCCGATAAATAATTCAATACTTTATCGGAGGTTTTTTACATATGAAAGTATTATCAAATTTAGAATTCAAAAATAGTACATATATTCTTAATAAGTTTGAAGATTTTCCTGAAAATCCAGTTGAAGGTACAGTAATCTTCAAAGAAAATGGTCTGTACATCTATTCAACTAATATTACATCTAGAAATCTTGAATGACTTAATATTCTTGATTTTACAAGAGTTAATTCATCATTCAAATTCGAACAAGGTACGGAAAACACTGAATGAAATATAGTACATAACTTAAACACTCAAGATCTATTTGTAATTGTCTATGACTCAAATGGAAATAAACAAATTGAATCTGAAATTCAATTTCAAAATGATGACAAAATCAAATTAATATTCTCTGAACCAATATCTGGTAAAGCATTATTATTCGGAGCTTCAGTCATATCCAGTCCATCTAACGTGTATACAAAAGAAGAAATAGATGAATTATTAAAAAATGTATCAGGTGGTTCTGGAAATATTGTATTACCTGAGAATGGAACAGATGGTCAGGTATTGATTAAGGATTCAAGTACCGAATCCGGATTGAATTGGAGTGATAAAATAGATGGCAAATCTGCATATGATATAGCTAAAGAAGATGGATTTGAAGGTTCAGAGGAAGAATGATTAGAGTCATTAAAAGGAACATTTGAATTAGCCAGAGGATTTAATTGTGCAATAATAGTTCCTGAAAATTCAACCTGAACTAATTATACTAAAAATATTATAATAGATTCAAATTTACCAAGCCCAATAACAATAAATCAAAGCATTTCATTAGATTCTCCTTTTGGAAACACTCCTTGTATCTGTATTCCATATATTAAAAATCCAGATACAAATCAATGACAAACAGTATCACCATTTAGATATAGTAGTAGTGCAGATACAACATTTGGATTTATTGTTGCTATTCCAGGTGATGGAAAAATATATATTGAAACTGCATCCAGACTTATTGGGGCAACACCTACATCAAATTCAGGAGTAGTTGCTCCTAGAAATAATACAACTTTATCTAATAACGTAACCTCTGCTGAAATGATATTAATTGTATTTGCGCCTAATACAGGAAAAGTATATTCAGAAGATGAAACTATTATTGGAGCATGAATAGATGGAAAACCTGTCTATAGAAAAGTTTGCAAGATGGCAGGTCCAACTAGTACAGGGCAAACAACAACATATGATATATCAAATCTAAATATTGACACCATTGTTAAATATGATTCGCATTGAAATTGACCAAACAATAATGTTGTTCAAGTTCCTTATTCCAATGTCACAGGATTTGCAGTAACAACGTTAGTCGGCAAAGCATCTATAAATAACACAACAACATTATCAGCATGACTTAATGCAAATATAACAGTTTTATTAGAATATACAAAAACAACTGATTAATATATTTGACACATAAATAAAATTAAAAAAGGGTTTTATTTATGTGTCAATATGTTTCTAATTGAGCAAATTATAAAATAAAAACTCCGGATGGTTATCAGAGTTTCAAAGGAATTAGAAAACTTTCTAATAAACAAACAATAAAAATCATATTTGAAAATAATATTTCTATTATCGTAACTCCAGATCATAAATTCAAAGAAAATATAGCATCAAAGTTAAAAATAAATAATTATCTATTTAATGAAAAATATGGTAATTTGAGAATAATCAATATTATAGATAATCGGATACCAAGATGTTTATGATATTATAGATGTAAATGGAGATCATTTATATTATACGGATGATTTTATAAGTCATAATTGTGAGTTTACCGGGTCTATTCATACAATAATAAATACAGAATCATTAGAGAGAATGGAAAAGGAATGAATTGAACCTGTAGAAGTTGAATTTGATGGAAAACTAAAAATATATGAAAGACCATTAGATGGATACAAATATATATTAGGTGTTGATCCTGCTAAAGGAACAGGTAAAAATAGTTCATGTATCCAAGTAATAAAGATAATATCAATTAGTCCAATAAAACTTGAACAAGTAGCTGTATTTAAAGATAATAAAACAGATCCATATGTTTTTTCTAAGTTATTAAATAGATTAGGAATATGATATAATACTGGATTGATTATGTTGGAGAATAATGGTGAAGGGGCTGCTGTTATTCAACATATATGATGGACGTATGAATATCAAAATTTATATAATACAGGTAATAAAAATAAGGATTTGGGTATAAGAGCAACTCAATCAACTAAGACAAAGGCTGTTCTTTTAATGAAAAAGTTGATTGAAGAGAAAATGGTTAAGATAGTTGATTATGAAACGATAAAGCAGTTGAATGTGTTTATTGAAACTGACGGAGGTTCATTTAAGGGACAAGATAATATGGATGATGATTTATGTTCATCATTATATTGAGCGTTATATGCAATAAATTTAGATATATGAGATGAAAACATTAATATTGTTAATCAGGAAAATGATGAAATTGCTTGAGGAATATTGTCTGATATTGATGATTCTACAGAATGAAATTTTTAAGTTATAGGGAGTTTTTTATTCCCTATAACTTCGGTTTTATTTGTAATTTGAAAGAAGTTTTTCTTTTAAAAGTCTATCTAAAGTTTTATCATTAAGAATTAAATTGATAGCTTGATCTTGTGAGAGACCTTTTTCCATATAATATTCTAATTGTTTAATATTAGCTTTTGCTTTTAATTCGGCAAGATTCAAAATTGTATCTGAAATCAACGGATAGATTTCTTTAGCAAATTTTTTAATTAAAGAAATAACATCATTAGAAAATCCGGATATCATTTAATTGTTTCAAAGCTGTAATTAATGAAATCAAATCATCAATGCCATCCAATTTATCTTCTGAATTCATAATATAATCTCCTTTTTTGAATCATTTAAATAATTCTTTTTTGAACAGATTTTTTTAGTAATTTTCTTTGAACAATTTAAATGAAATATTTTTAAATTTTGAACAGATTTTTTCCGGAAATTTTAAATAATTTTTTAATTTTTGAACTAAATAGTTGAAATTTATTTTCAAGTAATTTCAGAATCAAGTAATTTCCCGGAATAAATATACTCTCTGCCCCTTATACTTATGTAAATATAAAAATAACCTTTTTCCCGGAAAAGTAAACTTTCCTGAAATTATAAATCAGTTATCATTTCTAATTTAATATGATATTTTAATCTAAAAATCTTGGAGAATATTATGAATAACGCAATTGAGTCAGAATGATTTGAATATGAAAGCTGGGATTCATATGACCTTGATTATGGAGATATAGTGTTCCATAATTGCAAATTAAAAAAAGATATTGGTAATTTTAAAGCAGGAGAATTTGTTCCAGACATCAATGTCATTTATTCTAAATCAATAATAGAAATATATGATGGAAAAGAAACTTTTAGATATAAAATAAAATTAACTATAGAAGACTACGTTTAAAAGAATAAAAAATCTCCTATTTGTTTTGTATAGATAGGAGATTTTTTATGGAGGATATTATTTTATGACCTTTTTGTTGTCTCCGGCGAGAATAACATTTCAAATAAATCATGCTAAATTTTCTTTTGTCTTCTGCCTCATAACATCCATTTTATACTTCTTTCTCTTTGCATCACTTATATGCAAACTTTTATCATCTAATATATCCAAAATATCTTTTCTCAAAACATCAAGCTCAGGATAATCATTAATCTTCTTAATATTATTATATTTCAATCTTAACGCACCTGCAAATGATTTAGGATCATTAGATAACTCGATATCATTCATTTCGCCCAAGAAAAATGTAAGCTTACTCTCAATATTATCAAACATAATCATTCATTCCTTATAAGATAAATATCTTTAACTTATTTATAAGGAGTCCAAAATGAAACAAAACTTCTCATACTCATATACAAAAAATATATACGAAAATATGAAATATTCATTCTTCGATAAAGGAAATTACAACCTTAATATATTCGGAATCAGAAAAAATGAAACTAAACCCAATTCATTTGATGATTTAATATGTCTGGCTTATAAAGTTGATGATAAAGAATACATGAAAATATATCAAGCGACAACTGATCCTGGTACATATTGATTAAAAAATCCATCTAATGTTAATGGAACAGCAATATTAGTACCTGGACAATACAAGAAAGCATTTAAAATTGGATATCATCAAGGTAAATATGAAGCATTAAAACAAAATACTAAATTCAAAGTTTATAGAGATAATGACAGGAATAATGTTTTGAACTTTAGTGCCCCTATATATGAAGGTAGTAGTTTTGGTATTAATATTCATAGAGCAACAGCTAATGATGGTCAAAAATCGGTTCAGGTAGATAAATGAAGTGCTGGATGTCAGGTTATAGCAGCTAAAGATGATTTTGATGAATTTATGAATATTATTAGAAAATCAGCTAAATTATATGGAGATGTTTTCACTTATACATTATTCACAGAACAACAATTTTTTGGTTAAAAATTAGTTTACTTTTCCCCACTTTTTTGTATGAATTTTCAGAAATTCAAGTGGGGAAATTATGAAAATATTCAAATCCGGAGAATTGATTAAAGCTTCCGATATTAACTCAAATTTTGCTAAAGCTATTAAAACTGATTTATCCAATTGTCCTGTTATCCCATGTAATAAAGGTGGAACCGGTCGAACTGACTGTTCAATTGCTTATGCAGATAAAGCAGGTATAGCTGAAATAGCTAAGGGACTTCAATTAGAATCTCGGTTCATCATCAATCCGGTCTAGTTGATTTAGAAAATATAAAAGATGTAAATGCTGTATTTACATTTTTAAGTGATGGTAGTCGTAATCATTGAGGAAGAGTTACACTTACAGCTCCTGACTATGGAAATAAATGATTAGCATTATGAAATTTCAATTGTAAGCTCATATCATATGGTGATAGTGGCTCTCAAAGAGCATATATGGACGTCTGATTTGAAGGTTTAAAATTCAAAATATGTAATCCTGATGAAGAGGTATTTAATTATTATAGAAATGTCGGATATCAACGTGTTAGCCGGTTATTATTTAGAAGATAAAGTTTTTTATCATAATGCTATTTGAGAAGATAATGTATCTGGAAGTGTTAATTTATATAATAATGGTGAGAGAGCTAGTGGAATTTTTATAGCAATAAAATAGTTTTTAATTAGGTTAACATTTCTAGTTTTCATTTGTAAAATATATAAAAACGGAAGGTAAACCTACTTTGGAGTAGGAATCGTCTCGAAAACGAATTGATGGGTAAAACCATTGAGGTTCGAATCCTCTGCCTTCCGCACTAAAAAGAGGTAAAAAATGAAAATAAGAAATTGTTTCGTCAGTAATAGTTCAAGCAGCTCATTCATATGTATTGTCAACTCAAATAACAAAGTAATCCCTGAAAAACATGAACTATTCATCGATAATGAATATAGAATCGGTGAACATAATACCGGCGAATACCAATTCGGATGGCAAATAGACGTTTATAATGATGTTATCAGCAAAATAAACTTTTCATACATTCAAGCTAAAATTCTAGAAGAAAAAGGAAATTCAGAACCTATAAAAATGCTTGAAGAATTGTTAACTGATATATACAAAATTGATAAAATCAAATGGACTAATGTTGATGATTTCTATATAGATCACGCAAGTTCTGCGGAGGAAGACGAAAATTGTGAAATGTTCGAATCAAAAGAAAGTTTAATGAACTTTATATTTGATTCTGGATCTTATATAGATAATGATAACGACAACAGAGAGGATTATTACTAATGGATTACGTAATTAGTAGCAGAACTGGTAATCGATATGAAATTTCCGAATACACTCATATGTCTGATGAAGCATTTGAAGAAATGTTCGGAAAACATGTTCCTCAAACGCCATTCATGGATCCAATTATTGACCCATTAGCAATCTATCTCTATAAACATAAAAGCATTCTTGAAAAACTCATCTTCCATATCAAAAAATATGATTGCTATGATCCAATCTATGTTAAGGGCAATATCCAATATCCAACTCAATTTGCATATCAAAAAGAATTCATTAAATTCAGAGATAATGCTCTTGATGAGGAATTCAGAGATGACTTCATCAAGAATTGGAAGAAAAATGTAGGTATGGCTATTGCTAAATTAACAGGAAACTTCTATACGTCAGCAGGTGCTAATTAAATGTTAAATTTACCTGAATTCTGTGAATCTTGCGGATCAAAACTTGAATGGTCCGAAACCGGCGTTGATATTCTATGTAAAAATATTCAATGCCCTGCCCAAATTCTATACAAAATAGAATATTTCCTCAAAACACTTGGCGCTGAAGAATTATCAGCAACAACACTTGAAAAATTCGAACTAAACTCCATAGAAGATTTATTTTCAAAACTAACCTTCGACTATATCAAATCTCTCGAGGGCTTCCAAAATAAAAGAGCAAAAACCATAACAGAACAAATCAAAAACTCAATCACAAATGTTGAAACACATAAACTATTGGCATCATTAGGAATTCCCGGATTGGGACTGAAAAATGCTGAGAAGATAATTAATTTTATTGATTTAAATGGTGTTGAAGCTTTTGAAGAATTGTATACAATTGATAGAATTAGGTTATTATCTATAAATGGAATAGGTAATAAGTTAGTTGATGTTATATATGAGAATATGGAATATATTCAAAAAACAGTTAATATGTTGATTGAATATGGACTTACATTTAAGGAAAGGGATAAGAAAGAATCTATTCTTAATGGATTGAATATAACTGTAACGGGAAGTGCTCCTGGATACACAAGACCTCAATTAGAAAAACTTATTGCAATGTATGGCGGTAATAATGTAGACATTTCCAAGAAAACTAATTTATTATTAGCAGAAAATGTAAATGGAAATTCTTCTAAATTGAAGAAAGCAAGAGAACTTAATATAAAAATAATGACATATGAAGATTTTTTTGAAAATGTATTAAAGATATAGGATTTTTAATATGAAATTAGATATTCAGCAAAATACTGTTGCAGCATCTTTCGGAGCTACTAAACGATTTGAATTAAATCATTCTCCACAATTGTTCAAGATTTTATCTGATTCATTATATTCAGATAAAATCGGTTCAATTGTAAGGGAAATTAGTAGTAACTGTTTGGATAGTCATATTGAAGCAGGAAAAGCTGATATTCCATTTGAAATAACATTACCAAAAGATGTTGGCTATATCAGTAACACTGCTAATAATATGCTTGTATTTAGAGATTTTGGTAATGGATTATCTCATGAAGAGATGCAAAGTATTTATACAACATATTGTATGAGTACGAAAAATAATTCAAATGATCTAATTGGAGCATTTGGAATTGGTTCCAAATCTCCATTTTCATATACAGATTCTTTTTATGTAACATCTATTCATAATGGGAAAAAAACCAGATATAATGCGCATATTGATTCTCAAGGTTTTCCAACATTAGCAACAATTTCTGAAGAAAATACTAATGAACCAAGTGGTTTAACTGTATCTATTCCAATTAAAAAAGAAGATTTCGACAAGGTCAATAATGCAATTAAAAAACAATTAAAAATGTTTTCTGTCCTTCCAATAATAAAAGATGAACCTGACTTCTTCAAGAAAGAAGATATTGATATAATATATGAAACTGATGATTTTAAATATTATAATAAATCATCTTCATTAGATAATATTTGTGTCATAAATGTTTCAGGTATTTGCTATAATGTTAACTCAGATCAACTATCTAAATTAAAAATTCCAGGACCCAGAAATTTCTTTGAATTAAAAGCACAAATAGGAAGTGTTGATTTAACTGCATCTAGAGAAAATATTGCATATACAAAGAAAACTGAAGAATATATTATAAACGCATGCAAAAACATGTATACATATATTCTAAATGATTATCTTAAAATATGTAAAGAAAACAAATGGAATTATATTTCTAAATTAGATAATATCATTGAACCAATGTATAAGCTTAATGAAACATTAGAAAAAATAATTAAATTTGTTGATTATCCCAAATACGATGCTAAAAAACTATTAAAAACATCATTTTCATTAAAAGATAATATAAAAAATCTCAATTCTATTATCTTATATACAATATACAGAGATAAATTGGAAAGTGATAATAATCATATATTAAAACCTTATCAATACAAGAAAATATATTATTTCACTAAAAAATATAGGAAAGCTGACCTTGTTTCTAATATAAATGATATTAGAACATCGTATATTATATATCCTTTAACTCCCTTAAGGAAAAAGGAAGATATAGATTCTTATAAGAAAATAATCAATGATATTTCAACATTTATTAACTTTGAAATTCAAAATGGTGATGAATTAATTGACAATATTAATGTAAAAGTTAAAAATTCAACTAATCATAGTTACAGATATATACATTGTCGAGATTTGATATCAGCAAAAATACATGTGACTCCATATAATTTTATTCGCGTGAATGGAGAATTGGAGCACAATGAAAATAATGTTTATGTGTATTCTACAAATAACAATAATTTTCTTATAAATGGATATCAAAAGAATATATCAGAGTCATTTTTGAAATTAATGATAGATGAAGGATTATTATCGAATGATAGTAAACTTATTATCATTAATAAAACAATGTATAATAAACTTAAGAAAACTAATCCTGACATTGATACATATATGTTAGATTATAAAATTGATGAGCTTGAGAAGAAATTTAGAGCTAAAAATAGAATAGATGTTTCTTTATTTAGGAATATAAATCCAAGTCGTTTTTCTGATGTTTTACGTGTATATAGTATTGATGAGTTAAAGGAGTTATCTAGTAATAATAAAAACTTTAAGCCTTTTCTTATCTTAAAAAGACTTAGTGAGTTTGTTAGTAAATATTCATCATTGATGTATCTTTTTGGAATAGAGTTTAATAAAAATAGAAAAAATGATAAGTTAACTTCATATTTAAATAAAAAGTATCCAATATTTGAATACATGTCATTGAAATATTATAATGTTCCAGAAGCAGTTAAGAATGATATTACTAAATATATCGGAGGAAAATAGTTATGAGCTTTAGTTATATTGTATTTAATGAAAAGATTGAATTATTCATTGATGATGTGTTGTATGTTGTTACACATGATAAGCATAATTTATATAACTCACTTAAGGATTGTTTAGTATCTGATTATCAGGATAAAGATGTTCGAGTTAAACAGTTATTATTCAGTGATAATGATATGAAGAATGTGTGTAATGAGTTAATGAAAAATGATGTTATTGAAATATCTAATGATAAGGTATATATTGATGGTAAAGAGGTTACAAATTCAATTGGACAACTTATTAGTAAAGCTGCGTATGACCCTAAAAGTGTAATTGATACTCCAGATGTATTAATTAGGTTTATTCGTAAGGTAAGACAGAACCCAAATAAGAATATTATTAATGATATTTGTGATTTTATTTGTAAGTCATATGATGATGGTGGATTTGCTATATCAGATGAAGGTAATATTTTAGCATATAAGAAAGTAAGGGATACATATAAGGATATTCATTCTAATACAAATTATAATATCCCTGGAACATCTATAGCTATGAATAGGGATGAAGTTTGTGAAGATAGAAATGAAGTTTGTGCACCTGGTTTACATTTTTGTTCATATTCATATTTAGGTCAGTTTGCATCTAATTCTGATAGTGATAGAATTGTTGTTGTTGAGGTTGATCCTAGGGATGTTGTTTCTGTTCCTGTTGATTATGATAATGCAAAAGCTAGGTGTTGTAGGTATAAAATTGTTGGGGAAATTGACAATGATACACAATTAGAGGGTAATGTTATCAATGTAGATTCTAATGAGCAAATTACAAATAAAATGTCTAATTTAGTTGAAAAGTGTAATTTTGTATTAGATGCTTCTGATTATTGTGTTGATGATAATTATTGTGTTGATGATTTAATAATTAATATATTTACATTAGCTGATATGAAGGAGTTAATGACTTTCTTGGTAGAAGGCATTATGGGTAATGAAGATAAATCTTATATGAGTAAAAAGGTTTCAAAAGAAAAATTCTTGAATTTAATTTATAAGAAATGTTCTGATTCTAACATTGGTATACTTAAACTGTTAACTGAATATGTTGATAGTAATTAATGAAAATGGAGGGAATTTCCCTCCATTTTTTATGATAATTGAATTGCATATAAATTTTGTCAACCAGTACTATTTCATGAATTACCATTATAATTGAAATCAATCATACTATTAGGACCAAGAATATTGATGCTTAAATATCCCGTAGATTTTATCGTTCCCTCTGAACCATTACTTTCTATAACATAGTATGTTCCAATGCATAGTCATTTATTACCATAATTAGGTGTTATACCGTTTTTTAATTATAACAACATTTCCAAGAATGAAACTTCCGAGTACCACCCACTAATTTTTCAGCAGTTTCAGCTAATGTAGCTTTATCTGCTGATGTTGCTTTATTTGCTAGTTTTGCAACATCAGCCACCTCCGCTAATTTAGCTAAATTCGCAATATCAGCAGTTTCCGCGATTGTTGCTTTATTTGCTAATGTTGCTACTTCAGCCAATTTAGCGGTTTCAGCTAATGTAGCTTTATTCGCCAACTTTGCAACCTCAGCAATATCAGCAGTTTTAGCAGATGTCGCAGAACCAGCTTTATCTGCATAGGCAATTGAACAATCAGTTCTACCTGTACCGTCCTTTACTACATGGGATAACAGGACAATTTGATAAATCAGTCTTTATACATTTACTAAAATTAGCATTTATATCAGAAGCTTTTATTAATTCTCCGGATTTGAATACCTTCATTTGAAACTCTCCACTTGAATTTTCAAAAATTCATATAAAAATCCGGAAAAAAGTAAACTAATCTTTTATTCTATTTGTCAACAAAATCCTTCTACATAAATATATTGTCGTACTTCTCCGAACTCATCCACTACCTTCTCAAATTTTTGTGTTTCCTGATTGAACTGCAGAATGTGAAGCTAAAACAACTCAACCTTCTCTAGGACCAACATCGGGATTATGTCTTCATGAAAATTCTGTTAATAAACAATAAAAACAATGATATGCTCATTTTCCACCTCTGGGTAAATAAACAGGTAAAGGTCCATCTAAATCTTTAAATGTTGTTGGTTTTGGTTTAAGTGTTAAAATTGAATCTTCTAATGAATCCAATTTTCTATTTATAGAACTTAATTGAGATGAAATATTATTAAACTTTGTATTATTTTGACTTTGATTTGAATCGATTTTAGAATTTAATGATCTTACATAATCTATTAGAAAATTCAATTTATCTATTTTAATTAATTCTCCTTTTGAAAGAGACAATGTGTTTATATTAAATGCCATAATAACTCCATATTTTTTAAGAATAATTATATGAATTTTCGGAATTATATTTACTTTTCTTTGAACAAATAAAATATTTTTTTAATATAATGAAATCTACTTAATAAAATATTATTTTATTTCTATACAATATGAACTTAAATTGTATAACTCATTGATCGGAAGCTTTTATCAACTCTTCGGATTTGAATATTTTCATAATTTCCTCACTTGAATTTTCAAAAATTCATACAAAAAACTTAAGAAAAGTAAATATAACTCCGAAAATTCATATAATTATTCTCAAAAAGCATGGAGTTATAAATGGCTTACAATTTAAATACATTGACTGTAAGAAAAAGTGAAATTATAAAAGCTGATAAAATTCAATTTATAATTGATAATTTAAAGAAAATGAGCAATGATATCATCATTAAGAAGTTCACTAAACTCACTTAAAAGTCAAATGAACTCACTTGAAGGTGATATTGTTGATATAAGTTCATCTGTAGGTAGTATTGATCTTCAAGATATCTATAATAGATTAGATAATTGTATGCTCAAATGAACAGATGATATGTTTTTTAATATAACTTGATGAACAGGATCAGGACCCAAACCAAGATTACCGTCTGGAGGAAAATGATTTATTGATGTTACATATATGCGGAATGGAAAATGGCGTTTTTACATGATTTGCTCATGAATCATTTATAAAACCTGGAGGAACTTTAATAAGCTCATCTGTAGGAGACGTTGCATCACACACAATATATGAGGGATGAGCTGTAAGAATTAGTGACTAGTTTTTCATAGTTCTGCCTCAAAGAATAAATAATTTTATACTATATGAATTACATGAGGCAGAACTATGAAAGTATTATCAAATCTTGAATTTAAAAATAGTACATATATTCTTAATAAATTTGAAGATTTTCCAGAGAACACATCTGAAGGCACAGTTATCTTTAAGGAAAATGGTCTGTACATCTATTCAACCAATATTACATCTGGAAATCTTGAATGATTAAACATATTAGATTTTACAAGAACAAACACCTCCTATAAATTTGAACAATCATCTGAAAGCACAGAATGAACTATAACACATAACTTAAACACACAAGACTTATTTGTTATAGTTTATGACTCAGATGGGAACAA